AAAAAACTGGACAAATGAGCTATAGCTGAAGTAAAAATGAGCGATAAGTAGTGAAAAACACTACTTTATGCAAAAAATAACACATCTATAGGTTGTCAATTAACCATAAGCATAAACACTTGTTGACAATTGACAACTGTTTTGTATATTTGCGATATGAAGATTATATCTGTAACCAACTACGCCAAGTCGCTTGGGCTTACAAGACAAGCTATTATCAAGAGGATAAAGATGAAGAATCCGCTACCGGGGATTAAATCATACTACAAAACGGGGGGCAAGACTTCCCACTACATACTAATTTTAGAGTAACTTTGCATTTATGAAAAAGATTTTAGCAATCGCCGTACTTACCTGTATCGCGACTTCCCTGACATCTTGCGTAACCATCCAGAAGCAATATGTGGACGGAAAGGTTCTTCGTGACTCCACAAAGGTCTTTATTGGAATTGAGTTTCGCAAGGGTAACTAATTGCCGCAATATTTAATAACGGGACTCTTGGTCGGGTTTCGGCGGTAAAGAAGAAAGCCGAGGTTATTTCCTCGGCTTCTTTTGTGATGAAAAATAATTAGGCGCTACTTGTATATACATTCTGTCCATCCTTTTGCCATACTTATTATACCAGCTCAGAATAGTGCTTTTTCTGTTTGATGGGCTGACATATCTTGAGGACACGACAAAATCATTATTGTAGTCATACAGCGTTATTGTTCCTTCGGTAGCCGCCATTATTAAAAGGGCAGGTCAGTAGCACCATCCTCTTCTTGTTCTTGTGTTTGTGTAGCCTCTCCATTAAAGGTCTTGGATGCCCAGTTTTTCCAATACTCAATTTGTTTTGAGTTATCATAGCGCGTTTCTCCCTTGAAGGTTACTTTTTCAAGTTGGGGAAGATCTCCCGGATTATCCTTCGTGTGGGTGTGCTTTAAGAATTTACCGTTTTGAGAAACAAAGCAACCCGCCATACTTTTACCCCTATCATCTTTTTTAAATGACGGCTGGATATAAACTTCTTCTTTTGGGTTTCCGCTTTTCAGCGCATTACAAAAGTTTCTGAAGTACCCGCTATCAACGTGCATTTGCAAGACGAAGTTTTCATCTACGTAACTAATATGAATGGCCGCCTTCTCATAAGGCTTGCCCTCATACTCGTCCTTAACGAACTCAATCTTTGAAATCGTACCCTTTACGCCATCGTAGGTTTCAAGGACACCATTTTTCTTTGAGGCTAATTTCCCTTCTTTGATGTTTAAGTAAGTAACCCCTTCTGTTTTTTTAATAAGACCAGACATAATAAAGCCGGTTAACGAGAGCCGGAATCGTTTAAATCGTTTAAGTAATTTTTATCAAAGTATTCATTCCCGTTTATCCAGAACATATTTGATTCTCCAGCAAGCGCGCCATCTTCCCACGCAAATACAATTTCTCTTTTAGAGTCATCTATAAACTCTTGTAGTTTTGATTCGGGTATATTAACCTCGTATTTTTCGCTAATCCATTTAGCGAACCTCTTTACTGTTAATTCCATCTTTATCAATTTTTAGTTTTAATTGGTATATCATTTTTTCTATGTTGGGGAACTCTTGGCATAGCTCCGTTAACTCAAGGTTTATTTTAAATATCCTTTGCGCAACTTCTTCAGATATTTCTCCCTCTACGCCAGTTGCTATGTTTCGGTATTTATTACCGCCAAGATATCTATACAAGAAATTGTTTTGTATGTTTCTAACAATTGCCATTAAACAGCTTTTAAATCTATTACCATAGTATGTGGGGCTTTTATGTTGCCACCAAAATGCGGGCCAAGAAAATAACCTATGCTTCTTGGTTTTAAATAAATAGAAAACATTCTACCCGCAGCGTCAATCGTGTGTTCCCCGTCCTCAATATAAATTTTAAAGTAATACACCATACCAATATCAACACTTCTTAAATACGAGTATTGCCTAACACCATCAGCATACCAATAGGCCCACACCTGTATCTTCCCCGACACCATATCATAATTCCATCCTATCCTAACAGAATTATCGTGGTGGTGCGGAAAGTATCCTATACCAAATAGCTTATTGATATCTCCTTGGTCGTTGCCAATATCATATCTACAAGATTCCGTAAAGGCAACCCTGTATACTAATAACTTTGGCTTTATCAAAAGCCGAGGAAATCTAAATGGGGCGTGTGTGTCTTTTTGTATTTTCATTTTGGGTTAGATTAAAAAGGTGCTTCAGTATCTCCATCCTTGTAAGGTAGCCATTGTTCTGATATTTCTGTTTGTGTTATGTTATATGGGTTATGGGAAGACTTAGCCCTTGCAGCTTCAAATGAATCACAAAATGTTTTTCTTGTTATAGGATGAATAAATCTTTTTGTTTTCCAATCTAAATACAAATCAAAATGACCAAGCTGACCACCTGTTCTTTTTCTTTTTACCTTCTGTATGTAAATTTCAACCTCAGCACTATTTTTATCTTCGTGAAATCTTGGCCTATAGTATGAAATTATTTGGTCAACTTTATTCCCCCACATTGCACCGCCAGCTAAATCATACATATCAGCAACTGGAAGCGATTTATCTTCTCTATAAGTTGGACTCTTTGGGTGGGCAATTATGTTGTAACAAATACCATTAAGAAGCGCAAACCTTTTTATGTCTTTAAGAACACTTGACAAGTATTGATCCTCTCTTTGATATGACCTTTGCATTGAATCAAGTTGATTAAAGGGATCTATCATTACTCCATCAATACCCTTTTTTAATATTAGATAGCGAAACTTATCGTGTACCGATTCAATATCGTGTTCGTTTTCTGGATAAACGAAAAATATGTGTTCACCAATAAACTTGCAAGCTTTTGTATATTCTTCTTCTGTCATATTAGTAGTCCACTTGCCTAAATACATCTCAACTAAATCATCGTAAAAATCATTTGCAGGATAATTCTCTGGGCTAAATATTGCCCACTTCCACCCATCCCAAATGCTTTTTGTAAGCATTAGCTGTAACATAAAAGTAGACTTACCCGCATTAGCATATCCAGTACACAAGTTTATATCCCCTTTTTTCCATCTAAAATAGTTGTCCATTTCGCCAAAATTTGTTGGCGGAGCTATCTGAACACCCTTTTTAAAACCCTCCAACATTGAAGAAAATATATCCTCAACATAAAAAATACCATCAACGGGTATTTCTTCAGAACTCAATACGAGCGATTTTAAGCCGTCTTTTCCAAAATGGACTAATACCTCGTTTAAATCTTTTGGTGCGAAATTTGGGCCGTTTCCGTGCGTCTGGTGCGATTTTAGGATTTCCCATCTGACAGTTCTGCACTTTTCCACGCCAAATCGGCGGATTAGCTCATCCCGAAGCGCCTGACCGGGTGCGTCGTTGTCGGTCGCGATTACAAATTCTTCAATAGTGTTTAAATAGTCCGAACTGTTGTCCAGATACTCAAGTCGGTTGTTTCCAGAAACCGCTCCGTTCGGAACCGATAAAACCGCAAATCTGCCAAGTTCGTGTTCAACAACTTCCCCGTCCTCGTTGCAAATTGGTTCGTAGTCTTGACCAAAGCCTGCCTCGTAAGCCGATAGCGCATCAACTTCGCCCTCAACGATGATGGCACACCTGCGACCTTCAAGGGTTTGCATCCCAAAAAAAATCAATTCCGCATCCTTGATGAGTTTGAAATTTTTCTTTCCATCACGGTATTTCGCATTGACAATTTCAGTATTTCGTATGTAGGGGAAGACGATGCAACGCTCTTTCTGCTGGGTTTGCGGCATCCACTCTTCCTTGCCGTGAATAAAAAATTTCTTCAGAGTAGATTCACTTATTCCCCGACCAGCAAAATATTTTTTCACTCTGTCATTCAGCTCAATACTCTTGAGCATATCCTGACTTGGTTTTTCAAATTTTTTCAGTGTGTTCTTGGGAACAAACGACCTCACGTTCCCCATCCAACCGCAGTTGTGGCAGTTGTAGTCGCCTTGAGAAATGTTTACCGAAAGACACGGATCAGTTTTTTTCTTTCTTCCTGCCGAACATTGTGGGCAGGTTGTTTTTTCTTGTCCGCTGCGTTTTCTGAGCCTAATGCCGAGTTTTGTAAGTTGGTCAAAGTACATTCAAAAGTTTTTAAAAAATTTCCCCTTCAAGAATTTCGTAATAGTGTAATTTATTTTCAGCCAAAAGTTTTTTCTGTTCTACGCCGAGGTCTTGGAAAACTGTGCCATCGGACGTGAAGTAAGCTCGGCCCAAATCCAAATCCAAAAAAACGGCACTTTTCTTTTTTTTATTTTTTTCTTTTATTTCTTTCCTTTCCTTTATTTCCTTTCCTTTCCTTTCCTTTATAGCATTGCCTTCGGATTCCGATTGCAATGCGTTCGCATTACTATCGCTCTTATCCCATCTGCTAAGTGCTGATAATCTTGCTTTTACAGATTTTTGATTTCTTTCATCTAATCTTCTTTGGACAGATGTGGATGCAAAAATTACATCTTTAATTTCAAACAATTCAAAGTCAAAAATTACGCTTTTTACCACCTCGTAATCCGCCCTTAAATCAAATGCAATGCTTTCGCAATCCAAATGCAATGCGTTCGCATTGTTGTATAAATCCTCTACTATTGCCCAAAAAATACCATACCCAAGCATCCCGTGTTGCCGTAAAAGCTTTTTTATTTTTACGTCATTTCTGGCATTATAATCGTGTGAAAAATAAAATGAAGAATCTTTTGCCATTTATTTTAAATTTAATAGGGTTGGCCCGCCTATAACGCTGCTTAATCCGTACCTAATAAAGAGGCGGAAACGCTACAGGACGAGCCAGTATTTTGAAAAGTATTTTTAAGATTGAACATTAGATACGATTAAGCGACACGAATATACATAACAACTTCCCGAACTTCCAAAAAAAATTTTTTAGATAACCGAAACCCCTCTTTCTGATACTACTTTTGAGGCCGCTTCATTAGCTTTTTGTATGGCAAATTCTATGGATATAGATTGCATATAATAGAAGGCTAATACGGCTAAAAATGTATCTCCTGCTCCACTTACATCTATGGTTACTTTCTTTGTGCTGGGGAAGTCTTGGTTGTTGTAAGTAGCGCCATTACCACCTTTAGTAATGATTACTTTTTCTAAATAACTTTCAGCAATCATTTTATTTTTCTCATATTCGGATTCGTTGAATTTTATAAAATCAACCTGATCAAATATGACTGGCGTAATTCTTTTTTTTGTGTCTAAAAAAACTATTGCGCTATCTCTTTTTTCTTGGCAAATTTGATAAATGTCATTCTGCGAAACAAAACCCTTGTCGTAATCGGAAATTATTATGCAGTCCGCCCAAAACAAAACTCTCTTAAACTGACTTGTAAATTCTATTGGTCTTGCGAAATCATTTTCATCCACCCTAAGAAAATAGTGGTTTGATTTTTCATCAACATATCTTGTCTTTCTAATGTCTTCGTGAGAAAAGTGTCCAATTAATGATGATTTTTTTTCTATCAATGAAAAGAGGTTGTTGTATACGTTTTGCGCCATACCGCCGTTTTCTGTTGTACGAATCGGCCTAAATATCGGCACAGGCGCCTCTGGGCTTAGTCTTGTGACTTCCCCGTACACAAAAACATCTTTACATTTCTCTCCTATAATCAAAAAGTTCATATCTCTTCAATCCTCTTGGTTTTATCGCATATCATTAAATCGTATGCTGGTTTATGGTTCATTATTAAGTCGTGAAATTTACAACCCCATCCTACAAGCTGATTATAAGTTAAATCCGAATAATCTTTCCCAGACCTTTGACCTCTTGCTGTGTAATATGTAATTCTGTGTCCTTCTTCGTAAAGAGCGTTTATTTTATCTATGTGCTGGGGAATTGGTGACGCATCGTCATATCTTCCCCCAACACTATTACAAATCGTTCCGTCTATGTCTACGTATATATTCACTATTTAACTTTTTTTCAAGTATGTCAGCTATTTTTATAGCTTCATCACAAACCTCATCTGGAGAGTCTTGATCTGTTGCTGTTGCCAATAAAATTGGCAAGACCTGTATGGCTATATGGTCTCTAACACTAAGGTCTTTAGCTTTTAATTTTAATCTCCTTTCCATACTCTATAGCTATCCGAGTCAAAATGCTGGGTTGATATTTCAAATATTTCTCCATCCTTTAAAGCCTTTAACTGATGGGGCATCCCAATAGGAATGGTAACCACGTCTTGTTCGTAAAGCGTTTGTATGTGCTTATCTCCTGTTTCGGTGTCAATCCAAGAAAACAAAAACTCGCCTTTTACTACATACCAAGTTTCTTGTTTAAGAAGGTGGTAGTGCATTGAAAAAGAATAACCCTTCTTAAAAACGAGGCACTTGCCGCAATACTTTTCATTATTAACTATGACCAGCTCAAATCCCCAACCCTTGCTGACCATATCACATTCTGAGCAAATCGGTTTTTTATCCATATTTAATTCTATTTATTACTTCTGTTGTTGAGTGTAATGACTTAGGGAAAAAAACAATTCTTTTAGCATTTTCTGCCCCGATGATAGTTTTGTCTTTATACTCGTCACCAATTACTAAAAAATCTGGTTTCAGTTTTTTTGTTATTGATCGCAAGTCCCAGTCGGTTTCAAATATGTAAACTTTCTTTATAAAAGAAAAAGCAGATAGCATATCTGCTCTAAAACCTTCATCGTGTATTGGTCTGCCCGGGCCTTTAGCTTTTCTAACCCTATCATCGGAGTCTATTCCTACGTGCAGGTTTCCAAGCGTTGCCGCGTATCTTAAAAGTTCAAAATGTCCCGGATGCAATATATCAAAGCAACCGTTTACCCATACAGTTTTCTTGCGTATCATATATTAGCATTTTGAGGTAATACAAGTCTTGGCAATACCTCTTCTTTAATTGCATTTGTAACAGAACCATATTTAGCAACTATTGCTTCTTTATCTTCTTTTTTCAGATAAACAGAAACAAGCATTACCTTATCTCCTTCTTTTAATGGTTTGCGTCCTCTTTTTTTTGCTTCCATATTTTTATTTTTTATCGAAGAATGAATATATAAATGCTTTATACATTATGTACAAGCAAAATATCGTGCATACAATTACATAGGTTTTCATAGCGCAATGTCTGGGAAGTGACGGCGTTCTTCATCTGCCAAATCTCTATAAACTATTTGTAATCTGTCTTTAATTTCTGGCCAGCAGCGCCACGTAGCCACATCTTCCCACGCACTATTATCTAATTTGTAATGATGATCGGCGCATAGCTCTATCCAATTTGATGGATGACAAGCAACACTTGGGGCTACAGATTTTCTTTTAGCAAGTAAGTGGCATATAGAATGAATGGCCAACTCATAAACTTTCGTGTTGGTCGGCTTTCCACACTCTGCGCATATACCACTCATTTCTTTTTGTCTTTCCTTAAACCATTTCACAAGAGCTGTTTCATCACCAGCTCTATTTTTTCTTTCTTCTCTTTCCTCTTTTTCTTTTTTCTTTGATTTTTTAGGAATAGAATATTTTTTTAAAGGCTTGGGAAGTCCCGCCTGTTTCTTTAATTCTCTTATTTGTTCTATGCCCATTTCGGCTACTAATCTAATAAATTATCTTATTCAAACAAAATCTAAACAAAAATATACATAAAAATTGGATAACCAAATAAATTATAAATTTTTTTGTAAAATTATTTTAAGTCCTTACTTTTGCATTATGGACACAAACGATTACACGCCTCCAGTTCCAACGGAGGAAGAAATTTCTTGGGTAAAACTACTGGCGACAGGGGAAAAGGCGAAAGGTGTAGCCGAAAAGCTCGGACTTAATAAAAACACTTTTGCTTACAAGTTGCAACTTCTCAGGGCAAAGTTTAATTGCAAGAACACAACCCAGCTTGTATCTTATTTTATCACAAACAAATACATAGAATAATGAAAGAAAAAATCAACGTAGAGAAATTATTAAAGGAGCTAAGCAAGGGTGATGTTACCGAGCAAGTGGCTGTTTTGAAGTTTTTAAAAGAACAGGTGGCTAACAAATTGCAGGCAAAGCAGGAAGAACTTGCGGCGCTCAATCAGTCGTTATAAAAAAAATCCGACCACTATGGGCCGGACTTTTTCAATTGGGAAAATCCAATTAGGCGTTAGCCAAAGACTGTACCTGAGCAACAGTTCTGTCAGTAAAGTACTTCGTAGAGATTTGATTCAATCCCTGTGGAAGAACTTCAATAACAGCGTTACATTGTACAGCAGCCTTACCGCGAGTTTCTGTTGTTGGATAAACGTGAATACCTTGGTTGCCGAACAAGTTAGCTTGTCCACCAGCCGCAGCAATCTCAGTTTGTCCACCGGGTGCGTCTATACCATAGACTTGCACCAAGAAAAGATTAGTTGGCATTGTTTTACAATTTAAGCCGTGAAGAAAACTCTTCGCAAACGCTTGCGAAATATCTTAACAAAATTATGCAAAATCCTTTAAAGTGTAAAACCTCTTCCCCTTCTGGCGACCTAATTAGCTTTATGGCGGGTTTAAAGAAGATGTGGGAGGATACGGGAAGAAAGACGGTTGTTTATCAAAGAATAGGTATGCCCGGAGCGGGTTATGATGGCAGCATACACCCTTTTAAGAATGAGTTTGATGAACCTATTTGTATGTCGGATTATATGTTTGATAATTTAAAGAGGCTCATAACTTCCCAGCCATACATAGAAGATTTTTGTAAATATGCAGGGGAAGTCGTGGATATTGATTTTGATTTAATTAGACAAGAAAGATATACAAACCAACCAAGGGGAAGCCTTAATAGGTGGTTTAATTATGTTTTCCCGCAAATGGCCTCCGACCTATCCCAGCCATATCTAAATGTCAAGGCAAAAAAGAACGACAAGATTATAATAAATTTTACCCAGCGCTACAGAAACCACTTAATAAACTATTTCTTTTTGAAGGAGCATCAGGACAAGCTTGTATTTGCTGGGCTTGAAAACGAAAGAGATTTGTTTTGCAGAACTTGGGATTTGAATATACCAAGATTAGAAGTTGATGATTTTTATCAGCTTGCCGCTTGGATCAAGGGTTGTAAATTCTTTTTGGGAAACCAGAGCTTTTGCTTTCAGTTGGCAGAAGCCATGAAGGTAAATCGTATCTTAGAGCTGTTCCCAATGATGCCAAATGTAATACCCGTAGGTAAAGGTGGGTATGATTTTTATCATCAGGGAAGTCTTGATTATTATTTTAATAAGCTTGCAAAATGATACACGAATTTAAGACACCAATTGCTGTGCATACTCCACACGGGGAAGGTGAAGCTATTTTAATTATCGACTACGGAATTGACGTTAATACAATTTGGTTGGTAAGATTAAGCGGCGGCGTCGTTAAGCATTATAATTCTGACGACATAAGAGTATACGGAAATCCTATGCACGGAAAGGGTTTTGATATTGAAATACCTATAAACTGGAAACAATGAGAAAAGTAAGAGCAAAAAAACTAAGAAAGTTAGCTCAAATTATTACCGCGCAAGCTCCCGAAACAATGAAGGTGGTGTATAGAAGGTTAAAGAAAACTTGGAATGAAGCCAAATCTAAATAAGGTAACTTTAATATGCGTGGACTGCTCGAGGCACGCAGAGGCTGTGGCTGCCATACGTAAAAGTATGCAAGAGTGCGACTTTGCTGCTGTTAAGTTTTTAACTGATAGGGAGTTCGGGATAGAGGGTATTGAGGTAATAAATATATTACCTATTCGCTCTAAGGAGCAATACTCCGATTTTATGATTAAAGAGCTTTATAGATACTTTGATACAGAGTTTTGTCTTATTATCCAACACGATGGTTATGTACTTAATGGGGAATCGTGGCAAGATGAATTTTTAAATTACGATTACATAGGCTCCCCTTGGCTATATTCAGATGGCAAAAATGTCGGCAATGGCGGTTTTTCTTTGAGGTCAAGACTGCTTCAAATATTTCTTGCAAACGATGAATTTATCAAAGCTTCCGATCCTGAAGACCAAGCCATAGGTAGGCTTTATAGAGATTATTTAATAAAAACATATAGCATCAAGTTTGCGCCAGAAGATTTAGCCGATCAATTCGCTTACGAGCTTAGAACGCCCATTTATGATACCTTCGGTTTCCACGGCGCTTTTCATAAGCCTTACCAGCCAACTGTTATAATCAAGCGAACTGCAGCAATGGGTGACGTAATTCTTGTCGAGCCTGTTCTGCATTATTTTTATAAAAAGGGGTACCGAGTAGTACTGGATACGCTTGACCAATTTTATATGCTTTTTGTCAATCATTACTTCCCCGTACAGCATCTTAAAAAAATAGACGGAAGACTCTTACCAAGCGCAGAACACTACAATCTTGATATGGCTTACGAGGCTTTCCCAAAACAAAACAGGCTAAAAAGCTACTATCAATTTTGCGGAATTAAAGATGGAGAAATGAGAAACCCTAAATTATCATTAGGGTTTGATATACATAACGGAACAAAGCTATCTCTTAAATTCTGCGTAATACACTTAGAAGGGATACGCCAATCCGGAAGAAATGTTTTTGGCGTAGACTGGGAAAGCGTGGTAGCTAATATTCAAGCAAGAGGGTATACCGTATTTCAAGTGGGCAAAAGAAATGTGCCGTTAATTAAAAACGCCATTTATCTAAATACGATGAATGAGAACTTTTTGTGCTGGGTTGTTGGAACTGCAGATTTTTTCATTGGTATAGATAGCGGTGTTAGTCACATTGCTTCTGCGTTTAATGTTCCTTCGATTCTATTCTTTGGCAATACAAAGCCAGAAGTAGTTCACGCGGAACTATCTAATAAGGTACTACTAACGAATCACGTTAGTAGTAGCCCAATATGCAACAAACCATATTGCTGGCACGAACAAATTGGCGTAGAGAGCAGCGAGTGTTATATAGACGCACAGCTACCTCCTTGCGCAAAATACACAACAGCGCAAGTATTAGAGGCGGTTGATAAAATTATTGAAAATGGCGCATGAATCTCAAATATCATTTTTGCTTAAGGTTAAAGCCTTAATGGCAGAAAAATTTAAAAATTGTAGAGTTTTAGATATTGGATCTTTAGATTTAAACGGTAATAATAGATATTTATTTGAAGATTATAAATATTTAGGGGTTGATATAGGGTATGGGGAAAACGTAGATTTAGTATGCTGCGGACACGAAGTTAAAGATGCCTACGGATTTGATGTTGTAATATCAACGGAGTGTCTTGAACACGATCAGTTTTGGCCCAAGACTTTAGCCAATATGATTAGCTTAACCAAACCAAATGGGCTAATGCTTTTTAGTTGCGCTACAACAGGAAGACCAGAACACGGCACAACAAGAACATCTCCCGCAGATTCGCCCTACACAAATGACTATTATCATAATTTAGGAATTGAAGAAATAGATAAAGCTATTGATTTTAGTAAATATTTTAAACAATATGAATTTATCGTTCAAACAACCCCATCTTGTGATTTATATTTTTGGGGAATAAAAAAGTAAAAATGCCATCAGAAGCTTCAAAAATTAGACACAAAATAGAAAAGTATTTAGTCGGGGAAGTTGTGGATATAGGTTGCGGGGATGACCTTGTTTGCCCACACGCATTTGGAATTGACGGCCGTAGCTTCCCCCACGTACAAAAACAAACAAGCAGCTTATATGACCTTGACACACAGCTCTCCGAAATGGTAGGAAAATTTGATTGTTGCTTTAGCTCTCACGTACTTGAACATTTGCCCGATCATTTTAGAGCGGTATTAGAGTGGTCTAAATTGCTAAAAAAGGACGGGTATTTTATATTGTATCTACCAGATGGCAACTATTACAATAATTACGAAAACAGGGAGCATTTTCACGATACAAAATACAAGGAATTTATGTTTTGGTTTCGCCGTACCTTTTGCGGAGAAGCCCTAAATTTTACTGGACACCCCTACTTTTTACCATATTTTGAAATTATAGAGGATGGCCTTGATGTTGGGGGGGATAGATATTCATTTTATTTGGTTGCCAAAAAATTATTGTAAATTTGGGTATTAAAAAGGTAGATATGCCTAAGTTAAGATTTAAGACCGCAGCTTGGTCTCGCTCTGAAGGTAAAAACCCAAAAGGTGGCTTGAACGAAAAAGGTCGCGCTTCATATAAAGCCCAAACGGGCGGAACGCTTAAGGCGCCTGTAAAATCTGGAGACAATCCTCGCAGAGCAAGTTTTTTAGCTCGTATGGGCGGTATGCCGGGGCCAGAATACAAAGACGGGAAGCCAACCCGTTTGCTTCTATCGTTAAGAGCTTGGGGCGCCTCTTCAAAGGCAGACGCAAAGGCGAAAGCTAAAAACATTTCAGAACGTAATAAAAATAAAAAATAATGAAACCAGAACTAACCGCAAAACAAAGAGAGGCTGGGATGATTAAGGAGCTTGAGAAAGAGGATTTCTATGGTAAGAAAAAAAAGCCCGTTGTAAAAGCAACTATCAAAGTTACTAAAGTAGAAAAACCGCTTAGTGCAAAAGAAAGGGAATCTGGTATGGTTTCTCAGCTTGAGAAAGAGGATTTTTATGGCGACAAGAAAAAACAAGAAAGATTAAATAAAATGGCTAAAGAAGCGATTTTTGAAATGAAAACAAAAGAAGCCTATGAGCGCTTGAAGAAATCGCCAATTATGCGCTACAAGAAGCAATAATTCTTGTATATTTACTGACACACAAACAATTTTATGAAGGCCGTAGAAGGCAAAGTAATTATTAGCGTAGATCACGAAAGCAAGAATAGCTACACATTTGAAGGTGGGCTAAAAATAAGACTGGAAAGAAACTGGAACAATCTCAATAAAAGAGAGACGCATCCAGTTAATGCAATTGTAATTGATGGAGATGGGTTAAAGGAGGGTAGTGAAATACTCATACACCCTAATATGACTCATGATTCTTACAAGATTCATAATCACACCAATCTTTCTGGTCAGGTAGAGGGAAGTGATATAAAATACTATTCCGTACCAGCCGACCAATGTTACGCTTGGTTTGATGAAGAATGGAAACCCCTTAAAGGTTTTGATTTTGCTTTGAGAGTATTTAGACCTTACGATGGCGTCTTAGAAGGAATAGAACCTAAATTGATGCCTGATATCTTATATGTTACAACTGGGGAATTTAAGGGCAAGATTGTACACACCTTAAAGTCCTGCGACTACGAAATAATATTCCAAGGCAGACAAGGAAGAGAAGAAAGAATAATTAGATTCCGTCACTTCCCCGGCGAAGACCACGAAAGAGAAGAGGTTATTGCTGTTCGGGAAGACCTGACAGAGCTTTTAAATAAAGGTAAACTTCTTGTTGGCTTAACGCCGACATCTGCAAAAACAATCGTATGACAGACGCTGCAAAAAAAATCCTTGAAGACAAGATAGCCGAGTTAGAAAAAGAACTTGAGGGTTATAAAAATAATGGCGTAGAAAAGCTGTTTTATAGTTTGCAAAGAAAAGCAAACGAAATGGCTGACTTATTAAATAGTGTTAACCTAAAGAATGTAAACATTGATGACGCCAAGGATAAAAGCTTTGAAAGGATATTTAAGATCCTTGAAAAAAGTAGCGCCGTTAGTGAATCAATACGATCTTTGAGGGAGAGTATTGGATTTAAGAAAGAAGAGCAGAAGAAACCATTTTTAGAAAGAATTGCAGACGTAAGAAGTTAATTTATGGCAAAAGCAAAATCATCAGCAGGCTCAAGAAAAGTTGTGTTTTTCAAGAAAAAGGGCGGTAGCGCTCAAAAGTCAAGAAATAAGCACGATAGAAAAGAAAGAAATTACAGAGGTCAAGGACGTTGAACTTTGAATTAATATACGGAACAAAGTGTAAGATACCAGATGTTCCCCCGCACGAAAAAATCCTTAATTGGGATAAACCAAAGGATGAGCAGATGTGGGTTAGGGAAGACTTGCCTTCATTCTTTGAAAAAGTTGAATACACAAAGTCTGGCGATTTAATACTTACAGAAGAGCAGGAAGATTACGCGATAGCCGAACTTGAGAAATGTAAAAAAGGCGTTTGGGTATATATTAACGGAAGCCCATATTACATTACAAGAAAATACTATTTCTACCTACAATGGTGGACGCTTGAGGATGGTTCAAGACCTGAATACAGGGATTGCGATAGGCGTTATTTTACTTTTTTAGAGCATTGGGAAAATGTGCCTTGGGCTTTGGGGGTAATTCGCTCCAAGAAGCGCCGTGAGGGTGCGTCTTCCCAAGCAACATCAAACCTTGTCTACGAGGCAATATTTTATAAAAACTCTAACTGCGGTCTTGTATCAAAGTCTAACGAAGATGGCCGCGCTACATTTACTGAAATGGTGGCCTATGGGTATAGGCAGCTACCAGCTTTCCTGAAGCCGAAGCAGATTAACCGAGAAGATAGCGTTACAGAGCTTGTCTTTGCCCAGAAGGCGTCAAATGTAAAAGAAGGGTTTGCTGATGCCCAAAAAGAAGACGAGGGTAATAGGTCTAAAATTAACTACCGAGCGCCCGTACTGAACGCCTATGACCGTGGTCGTATGAGTCGTCTTCTTTTGGATGAGTTTGGTAAACTGGAAAAAGAGATTCAAGCTTCCCAGCTTTTTGCGATTATCTCAAAGACGCTTGTTAAGGGCGTAAAGAGGGTAGGTTTCGTGGAAATGCCCTCTACTGTTAACAAGATGTCTAAAGGGGGTTCGGAGTTTAAACTGTTGTGGGAAAACGCGGACGTAGATAAAAGAACGCCAACGATAAATAGGCTTGTAAGGTATTTTAGCCCAGCCTTTGATGGATACGAGGGTTTTATTGATAGGTATGGATTCTCTGTCATCAATTCCCCGACACCAGAACAGAAAAAGTATTTAGTTGATAAATGGGTAGTAACAGACGAGAACGGAGTCACAATAAGTGAAATCAGCGAAGAGGATATAGAGCTTGGATCAAAGGCTTATATATTAAAAAGAAGGGAAGGAAGAACAGGGGATGACCTTGAGGAAGAGATTCGTATGAACCCCTGCAACGAGGTAGAAGCCTTTATGTCGGCAAACGCTGATTGCATATTTAATGTAGTTAAGCTAAACGACCAGATTGAAAGAATAAAAGAAAACCCTGTACCTAAAAGAAAGATTGTATTTTATAGGGATGAGGTTAATCAATTAATAAGATGGAGGGACGCCAAGGACACGGAAACTTTTGCTTGGGAGTTCGTTAGCGACCTAAACCTAAAAGGCGAGGCAAATAAACACTATTACGATAATGGCTTAAAGAAGCCCGGAAGAACTGATAGTGGCGTGATAGGGGTGGACGGATATTCTAACTCGCAAGGCGGTAAAAGATACGGCTCAAAGGCTTCTGCTTGGGTTTATTCTAAATATGATATAAGAGATCCGTTAAATACAGGCCTGTTTACAGGCCATCTTTACGGACGCCCAAACGAAAAGGAAGAGCTTCATAATCAGGTTATACTTGCCGCCGAGTATCTTGGCTACCAAGTTTATTACGAATTTGTGGCAGACGACTATTACACCTATTTTAAGAATAGGGGAAAATTGGGATACCTTGCCAAGTTCCCCCTAAACGCAATAGATCCTACGAAAAGAAAGAAGGATAATGTGGAAAGGCACTACGGATTCCCCGTAACCGATTTTGCTATGACCAAGCAAAACGACTCAATGATTAGCTACGTTGAACACTATTGCGAAAAGATATATTGGATAGAGCTTCTGGAAGACCTTAAAAACTTTGAACCATCCAAGCGTACGCCGAGCGACAGAACCGTAAGCGCAATGATTGCTCTTGTCGCGGGGCTTGAACCTATTTACAAGCCACCACCTCCCCAAACACCCTTGGTAAAAATATATCCCAACAGCGCGGCGGTATAATAAAAAATTTATTCGTAAAAAAGAATTATATTTGTAGAGAATAAATATGCGAAGTAATGCAGGATTATTCCGCGCAACCCCTTAAAACTTTTCAACTTGATAAATTATCTATCAAGGAAAAGTCCGATTGGAACTACGGCAAACGATTAGCACAATACATCGACTCCACTATTCGCGGTGGTATATCAAGCTATTTCTGGGTTCGTAATGCAAGATGGAGAACAAATCGTGGATATGCAAACGGTCGCGTGCCGATGAGCAAATTCCAAGACCTTCTTGAGTTCAACGGAAAAGTAAATTATCTTAATATCAATTGGCAATCAATAAATATTGTCAATCGCGTTGTGTCTGGACTTGTTGGAAGGTGGATGGCCAGAAGCGAAAAGATTAAGGTTACAGCAATTGATTCTATTTCAACTAAGCAAAAACAAGAAGAATACGAAAATCTTGAATTTGTTATTGAGAATAGAAAGTTGCTTGAAAGATTACAAGAAGAATCTGGCGTACAAATTTTACCTGAAGCAGAGCAGATACCAGAGGATAAAGAAGAGCTTAAGCTTTGGCAATCTCAATTTCAAAGATTACCTGAAGAAATTCAGTATGAAATAGGCTGTAACGATGTGCTTGCTTCTAATGGTTGGTTTGATACGTTAAAAGAAAAAATGTTGCACGATAGCGCTGAGTGCGGCTTTGTTGGAACATATACTTGGATGGATGATCAAGGCGTGATTCACGTTGATTGGTTAAAGCCAGAAAACTGTTTTTATTCTTATTCAAATTATCCTGACTTTAGAGATACAACTTGGAGAGGGGTAATTCGTACTTATAAGATTAGCGAACTGCGTAGAAAGTATGGCACAGAGTTTGGTGGTAAGATTAGCGAAGAGGAACTCTGGAAGATGGCACAATTTTCAAAAGAGTTTCAGCTTTACGATAATATAACTTGGCTGACAGAATGGAATGTGACTTTTCTTCGTCCTTACGATGAGTGGAATATTGACGTGATTGAATTTGAACTCAAGACAGTTGATAGCGATGACTATACGGTTGTTACAACAAAAAAGAATAAATCAACGATTGTTAAGAAAGGTCGTCCAGAAAAGCCGTCAGAAAACGAGAAGGTTATTGCTGATACTAAGTGGAATATATATCGCGGCGTATACTGCCGTCCTACGAATACAATGTTGGAATGGGGATTAAAGACAAATATGATCCGTCCTCAAGATCCAAAAGAAATTGGTAATGCGGAGTTTTCGTACACATTTTATATGGTACAGAACTACGATATGACTTCCCTCGCAATACCAGAAAAAATACAAGAACCCGTAGACCAAATGATTATTGCGCGTCTAAAGATGCAACAGCTCGTTGCGAAGATGCGCCCAACTGGAGCTGCTGTAAACTGGGATGCTCTACAAAATATAGATTATGGTCTCGGAGATGGAAACAAAGCGATTGACGTCAAAAAGCTCTACGACCAAACAGGAGACATTTATTATCGTGGACGTGACGCCGAAGGGAATAATATACCTGTGCCGATTACGGAGCTTGCTAATTCTGGCTTTTTGTCCCAACTTCAGGGCTTAATACTTCTTTACGATAAGCACTATCAGATATTAAAAGATGAGTTAGGGGAAGATCCGAACTTGATATCAAGCGCTCTTCAACCCCGTGTTGCCGTTTCTAATATTAATACAGCCGAGCAAGCAGCTCAAAATGCTACGGATTATTTTTATTGGGCATACACAAATTGTATGGCTGATACTGCTAAAAAAGTAGCATCTCTTTTAAAGACGTCAGTTCAGTACGGCTCAAGTGTTTATAGAGATATTGTTAAGTCGGATGATGTGGCTGGAAGAATATTCAATTCAAGAATACAGATGCTTCCTGACCAATATGAGCTTGCAAGATTTGACGCTATGCTTCAACAGGCGCTCGCATCTTCCCCCGACCTCGTACTATTCGTTGATCCTTTCCAATTAATGCGTGTAGCAAAAGAAGATGTGAAGCTGGCAGAAGCATTATTCAGAAGGGCGCAAAAGAAAATGATTATATATAATCAAACAAGAGCGGCACAGAATCAAGAGATGACGATTCAAGGGCAAATACAAGCAGCCCAAGTAGCCGAACAAGAGAAGCGCGCAACAAAGGAACAAGAAGGCATGATGGACATCAAGCGCGCTCAAATGACCGCCGAGGCCCAGAATAGAACCGCCGTACTACAGATGGCCACTGCCGCTTATTTAAAATCTATGGAAACAGGACTTCCTATTCCAGCAGAAATTAAACCGCTTATTGATGCGGTTATGGAAAATGTAGGTCTTGCAGCCGTAGTATCAACAGACGAACAAAAACAATTAATCGCAGCTCAAATGCAGGCCGCCCAAGCAGCAGCTCAACAGCAAATGCAGCAGGGTGCGGGGGAACAAATGGCTCCCGAAGAAATGCCCGCAGAAGAGCAGCCACAACTTCCCCAACAATAAAAATTAAAAAATAAAATGGCAATCTCATTAGTAAATCAAAAAGCATCCCAAGCCCTAAGAGGGGAGGACGTTGTGGTTACCCTCGCCTCTGGTGACTTGTCAAATCTTGCAAATATCCCAGTAGGTACAGAAACTTATATAAGCGGTACCTCTGTTTACGGAAGCGTAGCCCGCGTAGATACTTACGGCACAAGTCTTGAAGTTAGCCCACTTGCCCCGAACAAGACTTTTGCTTCCCCTAACAACCCCGGATATCTCTATGGAAACGAAACAATAGTCTTTAATGTTTAAAAATTAAAATATGTCAGTTCAAATTGTATTAGATGTAACAGACGACTTTAACGCAGATTCAGACGTAAAGCTTGATACAGGCGGTTTTGATTATGCAATTGTTCAATTGGTAAGTCCAAGCGGAACAATTGACTTCAAGCACACCAACGATTCTGGAGCTATTGAAGGCGTATCAGATGGTAGCGCTGTTTCAGCAACAAACTTCGTTGCTGTTCAGGGAACAAACCTTGCTTCTGGATCTGCCGTGACTTCCCTCGCAGCATCAGGACTTGTTCGTTTTGGTTATATTGGTCGCTTCCTTCAGCTTTCTGGAACTTCTGTGACAGCAAGTAAAGTATTGGTAAGGCTTTATAAAATTTGTTAAAAATGAAAGTCGTAAAGCTTAAAGTAAAAAAGAAAGGCCAAAAGCCGATTGAATTTAAGGCAGGCGCTCTTCGCGCACAACTTGGTGCAAAGAAGGGTGAAAATATCCCCGCTTCAAAAATGAAGGCAGCAGAAAGCGGAGCTTATGGTGAGCTTGCTAAAAAGCGTGCTTTATTTAAGAAAAACGTATTAAAAGGTAAGAAATGAAAGAGATGATTAAAAGAGCAGACGGAAGTTATTCTCCACGTGGTCTTTGGGATAACATTCGCGCAAACATTGGTAGTGGTAAAGCGCCAACCAAGGAAATGCTTAAGCAAGAAAAAAAGATTAAGTTAAGAACCAAGAAAAAGAAAAAGTAATGGCTACTATTACAGCAAAAATCAGAACGTCTGGGGAAGAAGTGAAGGCCAAGACTTCCCTGACACCCGAAGAAATTCGTGACAGATTATTTTACTTTCACGATGCCGCACACGAATTTCATCAGCAAACCAAAGGCGGATGGGAACACGATGCTTTAGGTAAGCTGTATGAAGGTCTCGAGGACTTCTCTGACGATATCCCAGAAAAGATGATGGGCTATATGGATGGCAAAAGACTTGGTGCCTTAGTTCGCATCCCTACCCCAAAATATGGTGGACACGAATCATCTGTAAAGCTGGTTAAAGAGTTATTAGATTTTTCTTACGAGCTGTACGAGTTTGCCTGCGAGAAAAAATTACTTGATGTAGAAAATAGGTCTCAAGAACTTTCTGGTCTTGCTGCAAAGACCATTTATCGTTTAACCTTGAGTTAATTATTAACCTAAATAGACTTTATGTCAGAAACACAAAACAACACACAAGAGCAAGTACAAGAATCTGTACAGAATCCTGTACAAGAAAACAATGCACAACAAAATGTGCAATTCAATCCATTTTCAGATAACGCATGGAGTGACAGCCCTTTGCAACAACAAGAAACTACGCAAACAGAACCCGCTCCCGCATCTTCCCCAGACACACAAGAAGAATACGAAGAAGAAATAGTAGATGCAGACGAGTGGTTAAAAAGAGAATTTAATTGGGAAAGCGCAGAAGCCGCAAAAACAGAAATAGAAGAGTTAAGAAAGCTTCGCGAAAACGCAACAACCCAAGCAGATATTGAATTTGCCAACGAACAGAGTGCAAAATTCTTCAAGCTCTTACAAGAAGGCAAAGAAGATGATTTATACTCATTCTTGGATCAAAAGAAAAAGATTGACAGACTTGCTTCTGCCGACCTCAATCAGTCTACCGCTGCCGAGATTATCAAGCTCAATATGCAGCAAAAGTACAAAGACTTGACGCCGAGTGAGATAGAATACAAGTTTAATAAACAGTTTGGTATTCCTTCCAAGCCAGCACAAAAAGATATTGAGTCTGACGAGGAATATCAAGAACGCCTTCAGTCGTGGGAAAGCAGAGTTAAGGACATTGAAACAGAGATGTTCATTGAGGCAAAACTCGCACGTCCCGAACTGGAGAAATACAAAAGTGAGCTTGTTTTACCAGATATACAATTTGAAGGACAGCAGCAAAGTTACGAGCCTACCCAAGAGGAATTGGAAGCTCAATCAGCTTTGATAAACTCCTTCAAGCAAAATGCGCAGTCCGCCCTGAAATCGTTTGATGGTTTTTCGGTTTCGGTAAAAGACGAGGAAGTTGAAATACCGCTATCCTACGCCGTGTCAGATGAAGAAAGAGGTGCGGTGGCTACGCAATTAGAAAGATTTGCTGATGCAAATTTTGACGCTAATGTTCTGCTTGCTGAAAGGTGGTTAAAGCCTGACGCGAATGGGGGTTATGAAATTAATACGCAACAAGTGGTTCGCGATTTGGCACTTCTAAATAGTGAAGGCCGAGTAAATCAAAAGTTCGTTAATGATGCGGCGGCCAAGAGGCTTGCTGAATACATTAAGAGAACAAGTAACGTAACCGTGACTTCCCGGACAGCCCAATCCACCTTCAACCCAGACCAGCGTTCAGATTTAGATAAGCAAATTGAATTTATTTGGAAGAATAGCTAAAAACCAATTTTTTCAATTTTTAAAAACAAAACAAAATGGCTCTTGGAATCCCTACCTCGAACATCCTTCAGCCGGGTAATATTAGTTTAACCGGTGGTGTTACGAGACAATTGGTGTCCGATCTTCAACTATTGACACCTCAGTACTACAAAAACTACGTTGAAAAGTATGGTAGCGAAGACTTCACTTGGTGGTTGGCTACTTACGCAGGTATGGAAGAGGTTAAAAACCGTGACTACTTCTGGTTTGAGAATCGTGGTAAATTGATCACTGGCGTTCAGGCTGCTGCTAACGTAGCTTCTTCTGCTGGTGCTACTATCACTTTGACTCTTGCTGCTGGTTTCCACTACAACAGCGGAACTCAGTCACCTCTTCGCGTAGGTGAAACTGTTCGTGTTGCCTCTACAAACGTAGAAGGTGAAATCTTGACAGTTAACAGCACAACTCCTTCTGCTTTCACATTTACAGTTCGTCCAAAAATTTCTACACAGAGCTTAGCATCTGCTGGTAGCGGAAGCTTCCTTGCAACCGATGTGTTAATCTTTGGTGGTATTATGGATGCTGGTGAGGCTTCTAACACTAATGCTCCGATGATTCAGTTGGACGAGAAGTACACCAACACTATTACTGAAATGCGTGAAACATTCTCTGCAACTGACCTTGCTGAGATGACTGAAGTTTACTACACAGGCGGATTCAGCGGAGATGTTCCTGCTGGTGGCGCTCAAGCTGGTACTTCACTTTTCACTCTGAAAGGACTTGTTAAGTCTAACGTACGCTTCAAGGATGATGTAGAGATGAAGTTGATGCGCGGTAATATCGTTAACAACTCTGGTTTGACTACAACTACTTCAGTAGGTTCTGAGGGTATCATCCCTAAAGTTCTTGCTGATGGAGAAACTGTAGGTTACACTCCGGGTAACTTGGATATCGCCAAGCTTCACGAAATCACTCGTATTATGGACGTAAACGGATGCGCAAGTGAGAATATGTGGCTTCAGGATATCTATCAAAACCAAAACTTCTCTGATGGTCTTTTCGCCGCTTTCCCTGCTGGTGCTTGGGTTTGGGGTAATAACGAGAAGTCTGAAGAGGCTGCTATCAACTATGGTTGTAAGTCAATCAGCATTGATGGTTACCACTTCAAGGTTAAGAAGTATCGTCCTTTCAACTCTGAGTATCTGACTGGAGTTACTCCTAACACAGATTTCTTCCGCAACTTCGGAATGATCTGCCCTCAAGGAGAAACTCGCGATGCTAAGGATGCGAGCAAGCTTTACAAAAACATTACTATTATGTATCAGCAACCTCCAAAGGGTGGTACTATTGGTAATGGTATCCGTGTATGGCAATGGGGTGGTGCTTCTCAGAACCCAACTTCAGGTCAAATGAACGATAACGTGGAGATGATTACATACCGCGGAAGTCGTGTGGCCGCTGCCAATCAGTTTGTAATTGTACAAGCTTCTTAATTTGGGTTAGTTTAGTAAACGGGAGGCGGGGGAAATCCTGCCTCCCTATTTAAAACCGCCCACCTATTGTGGGGCGTGCAGCTTAAATGGTAAAAATAAAAAACAAAGCAAAATGGCAAAATTATCAGATGTGCAGTATAGTCTGCAAGGGGAGAATCCGGGTGTTCCCCAACACCAACAAAAACATTCAGAAGTATTGCATCCAGTTTATGAAAGCAATCAAAATACTGGAGTCAAATACCATATATTCAAATTGGTAAGCAATACAAGAAAGGGTGGTGTTCACGTACCGGGAATTGATGACGTAATAAACCCTGCAACGGGAAAAATGGAACGAGTGAGACTTCTTAGCGGTGTTGATACAATCTGGCTTAAAGAGCAAAAAGATGTTACGCCAGAGTATGCAAAGAATAATCTCCGTTCTCTTAGTTTCCTGCGCGGAACAAAGATTTTGCGAATCCCAGAGTGGGATACTACCGCTCTTGAGTTCGCCCGTATAACAAGACATAATATAGGCAGTCCCTCCAATAAAACAGGAAGCCATTTTGAGTTCTATGAATACAATCCAGCTCGCGAGCAAGAAGAAATGCTTAAGCGTGAAGAGCTTGAGATTGAAATGGCAATTCTTGCAAAGGGGATGGATGCAGAAAAAATGAGAAAGCACGCAGCCTTCCTTGGCCTTCGCCTAATTGATGATTTGGGTATGCCAAAGACGGATGACGGAATAAGAAGAGAATATATCGTATACGCTAAAAGACAACCAGAATACTTCCAGCGTACTGTTGAATCAAGAGAAGTGGAATATGCTTGGTTGATTAAGCGCGCAATCATTGATGGGAAGATTGAAATTGGTCGTGAGCCGGGGCGTGTTTACTGGGCGAATGGTGGAGGACTTATTGGTTCTTACGCTAAGTCAGAAAACCCAGAGAAATACCTCTTAAACCTTGCTTTGACCAATAGTGAGGAAGGGCGAATATTTAAAGAAAGACTACAACAATTAGGTTAAGATGTACAATATCAACGATGTTTATAAGATAGTCCTTTACATTACAGGCAAGAATTTGCAACAAGGATATGTATCTCCAGAGGATTTTAACAATACTATAAATATCGCGCAGAAAAGTTATGTCGCCTATCTGCTGGGTAATTTTCAGCAGTATCAGCCGGGACGACCTGTCGCACGGGTAGAGTTTGGACAAAATTCTGTCGTGCGGCAGCGTCTTGCGCCGATTATCTACGAGTCATTTTTAAGCATTGATGGCGCCGGATATTCCCCCTACCCAAGCGCAGCAGGACTTGTTCCAAGCAATGGAGATTATCTGCAAACAGACACAATGTGGAGCGCTTATGGTTATGAAAGAATTAGAGAGGTGCAGCAACACTATTTTTATTCTATTTATAATAGCAAGATTGATCCTATTGCAAGCTGGCCTGTGTATATGATTAGAAACAACGGATTTCAGTTCGCCCCGCCAAGTATAGGGCAGGCAAGAATATCGTATGTTATTGAACCGCCAGATATGATTTGGGGGTATACGCTTGACGGAAACGGCGTTCCTGTTTACAATGCAGCAAATTCCGTTCAGCCTGTTTGGGACGTAGCGAGTATACTTGAAATTATCGTTAGGGCTTTACGCATAATTGGCGTAAATTTGGACTACAATCAGGTTAATAATTACGCTAACCAGATTGAATTTCAGGGGCAATAAAGGGGTAGTAAATGACCAGATATCAATTCATAGAGCAGATTTTAAGACAAGTCTACGGAGGGTATGTGCAAGAGGACTCTTCTATTACCCCTATGCTTGTTAATCAGTATATTGACCAAGCAATAGCATTTGCGGCAAAGACTAACTATAAAGAAAATGCAAGTCTTGAGGGTGTTGGGTTTGTAAATAATTCTTTTTATACAACCTTTAAGGATATCGCAATAAGTAAAGACGAACTTAATCTTTGGAAGATAACACTTCCTCAAGTTCCTGTTGGTATTGGAGCTAACGAAGGTGTATCTACCCTTCAATTAAAAGATGGCTTGGGTAGATTATCGCAGCCGTGTATTCCCCTAACAGAAAATCAAAAAACTTATTTTCAATCCATACAAAACCTTCCATTCAAGACATTATACTATGTTGAGGGAAATCAAGCGTTTCTTGTTAGTAATTTAAAATTAAGTGATTTTACAGCAACAGTAACACTTATTAGCGGAGGAAATAGCAGCGACCTTAATAGCAATCTAAATGTTCCGGGCGATTATGTTCCAATAATGATTGACTATATTCAAAAGCAATTATTACTAATGAAATCAACGCCAAAGGATTTAGCAAACGATGGACAAGATATAAGCTTAAACTAATATGCAACCTGTAAGAAATATCATACTTACAAAACCTTTTCCACCCGATGAAGTTTCAGAAGGCGGAATCTTTGTGCCAGAGTCAGCAAGACAAGAAAACAATAAGATGCGTGTTATTGCTGTGGGAAATGGTACTAAAGAAAGAAAGATGATTTTTAGCCCCGGAGATGTTGTATACCGCGTGAAAGATTGGGGTACTCCTGTTGACATTGAGGGAGAAAGATATTATTTGATGGATCAAAATGGAATCATAGCAAAAGAGTGATAAGATGGCAGTACAGAATAGACAATGGGTAAGCTTGGATGAGGCAATTTACGCCTATCTGGACGAATCCGAGCAGGGCAACCACAAGTACTTTAAAATGTGGAACCTTGCTTACCGCGCTCTTATGGAGCTTGGTCTTGATTTTTTCTTTGCTATCAAAAGCGTTAAGCTACCCGTTAATCCAAATCTAACAGTAACGCTTCCCGAAGATTATTTAAACTATTCTAAGGTTGGTATCTTAAATGCGCAAGGAGAGATAATACCCTTGATGGTTAATAACAATTTGACCACAGCATACGATATGCAGCCATCCAGACTTTCGCAGACACAAGATCCAACTGTGTTTTCTGCCTATAGTCCACAAGGTATTGTATGGTGGAACTACTGGAATGGCTACGGCCTTTCTAATCTTTACGGTCTTCCAAGCGGTAGCCCTTTTGTGGGTAGTTTCAAGATTGATAACGCGAATGGCCTTATTGTACTTGACGAGAATTTTCAGTACGAGTATGTAATGCTTGAGTATGTTTCAATGCCTCAACAGGGACAAGACTACTTCTTCCCCATACAGTTTAAAGAAGCAATAATTTCATACTTACGCTGGAAAGATATTATTAGCGTTCCTTCTTCTCGCAGAGGTAACCTTGGAGACAAAAGAGATAGAAGAATGGAATACTACAACGAAAGAAGACTTGCTATTGCAAGATATGATCCCGTGAATATGAGTGACCTGTATGAATGGAATTTAAGAAACCAACGTCTGGGAATTAAAGCATAATACTTAAATGGTTGAAGTAAAGCGATTTTCTGGAATAATGAATACGGATGACAAGCCGGAAAGCGTGCTTGCGCCCCAACACATAGACGCCAAAAATCTCCGTTTTTACGGGGGCCAAAATGGTCTTATTGCCGAAAACGTCAAGGGCAACTATATAATCGCAAACTCGTCACTTCCCGCAAACGGAGAAAATATTTGCATAGGTTCGTACTTTGACCAAGTTAACCAGCTTATTTACTTTTTTAATTATAATAGTCAGGGAAATCACGGCATCTATCAATTAGATGTTAATACCGAAACTATTACTAAGATATTTTTGTGCAACACGGATAGCTTAACAGATGTGTTAAATTTTAACGCAGACTATCCAGTACATTCTGTTGCGATTGTTTACAGGGATCAAGGTCAAGGTAATTTACTTTACTGGACAGATGGCTATAATGCTCCAAAGTATCTAAATGTGGATACCGTATCTTCCCTCGCACCCTTCACTTCAGATATGTTAACGGCATCAAAAAATGCTCCGCTAACGCCTCCTGATGGTATTTATGGAGACAACGCAAATGTATTAACCAACAATCTTCGTAAAAAGCTATTTCGTTTTTCTTATAGATGGGTTTATGAAAACGGAGAAAAATCAACCTTTTCACCAATTTCCGATGTTCCTTTACCAATAGACGCTTACGATCCTAATATATCAAACAATCCTACTAAAAATAATTACATAGCAGTAAGAGTTTATTCTGGAGGCGAAGACTGCAAATCAATAGAAATAGCTGGGCAAGTAAATGTAAATAATATTTGGGGTGATTTTTTTGCAATTGACACACTTGTTCTTTCTGAATACAACATACCTACTAACTCTTACTACGATTACGATTTTTACAATAACGGTGCTTACGTAACCATACCCACTACTGAAACAGATTTGTATTTTAGTTATTTGCCAGATAAGGCAAATACATTAGAGCTATTAAACGGTAACACTCTTATATACGGAGGTATTACAGAAGGATATGATGCGATTGCGCGGGAAGATGTGGACGTGACTGTCACTACGGGGCTTGCTTCTCCCGGTGTACCTAATATATCTTTTAGTTATACGGGGCCGAGTTCTTTCAATGTAGTTATTGGCGATACCGTTACTACGGGGGTAGTATATACTGTTTCTTTTAGCTACAACTCTGGAGCCGGCGGCGATGCTTCTCCAAAGACAGGGACTTATACAACACTTGCAGGAGACGGCGTTGATGATGTTGTTGCGGGGTTAAAAGCAGCCCTTCAGGGCAACAATATATCTGTAGATGACTTTGGAACGTCTGGCGTTTTTAGGGTTTACACATCTACAAATGCTGGTACAATTACAGCTGTTTCCGTTAGCACTTCTGCTGCAGGTAGCGAAACGGCGAAAGCGGCTTGGAAATTTAATTGCCCTCAGAGACTTGGGCTTGTTTATTTTGATGAACACGGAAAAACAAACGGAGTAGTTTCCTTTGTTTCCGACTCCGATATGGATACAACCGATTTTGCGGTTACAACACCATCGTTTAATGTTGCTTCCAATATTATACAAGTGCCATTTGTTGCAGCATCTATCAATCACACCCCTCCAGACTGGGCTGTTTCTTATCAATGGGTTAGAGCTGATTTAAAGCCGACCAATTTTCTTTATTGGGTAACAAACGATTTTCTTGATCCGGGGGACGGATTCTTATATTTTTGTATAGAAAACCTTGTTTATCAACAAACCCAAAATACAGGTTTTGTTCCTTCTTACGAATTTACTGAAGGCGACAGGGTAAGGGTAATCGCATCGTATGCTGGGGGCAACTTTACTCCGTATGTTTCCGCAACCAGCACTCCGCGTCAGTTGGACTTTGAGATATTGGGTACTGTTACAAAGGCTATGACCGCTCCAAATACAGGGAATGGTTTATTTTTAAAAGTAACCAAACCTTCAACACTACCAACAGTTGCATACTCTCAAACAATGTTGGTAGAAATGTATACCCCGAAGCCAGTTGTATCTGAAGATAGTCAGTTTTTTTATGAGTGGGGGCAAAAGTACGATATATACACCCAAGGAGGCGTAAGATACCACAAGGGACAAACAGGTGACCAGACTTCGGCGAATCCAGCAACTTTTCAATGGTTTGATGGAGATGTTTATTTTCACGGAAGAGGTTGGTATATAAGCACAGTTGCGACTTCTGTAACTACCGAATTTTTTATTGACGCCAATTACAACGACTACTTCCCCAGCGCAGTAAATTCAAACGGGAGGGCGTGGGTTATTAACCCTGACGCTCAAACAATTTATAATCAAGCAATGGTTAGGTGGGGCGGAATGTATGAGCAAGGCACCGACATCAACCAATTAAATATATTTAGACCAGCTGATTTTGACGAGGTGGACAGATCAAGAGGTGCGATTCGTAGAATGATGGTTGAGGACAGGAATCTTTACTTGTATCAAGAAAGAGGGGTGGGGGTATATGGAATTTACGCCAAATACCTTCAGGATAACGCTGGCCAAGCCGTAGTTACTACTACGAATGCAATCATCACCGTTAATAACGTAAGGTATCTCGTAGGAATGTACGGCCTCGGGAATCAACCAACAAGTCTTGTCAGAAGCAAAGGGGCGCATTATTTTGTAGATCCCGTTAGGGGATATCAAGTAAGAAGAGCTGCCGATGGGCTTACACCAATTTCTGAACTATACAAAGGACAGTTTTACATAAGGAATCTATTAACTCCTTATAATAAAAACTATAAAGGCGACAATCTTGTGAAATCAAAAATACTTGGTACATATAATTTCTTTGATGAAGAATATGTGTGTTCGCTGCAAGGGGGTAATTTATATGGAGAAAATGCTCTTCAAACGGTAGCTAACGGGGTTATCACAAACGGCGATATAACCACTCCGTCAACACTAATACTCCCATTTGAAGGTAATATTGATTACGACACTTATATCGTTTCCTTTTCTGGCACTCCTATAGCGGGCGATGTAGTCCATTTTGTCTTAAGAGAGAATTATGGCCCTGCGCTTGATTACGCAATTGTTGTTTTGGGGGGCTGGACAATTACGGATATAATAAATGCTGCAGTTGCAGCTATTAACCCATCTGGGCAGTTTAGTGCAACTTCTACAACTTACGGAGGGAATCCTGCTATTCAAATTGGTAGCGATGTCTCGGGAAACGTTGTTACAGGCGAATCGTATGTTGATTTTCCCGCTATGATAACAACCTTTACGGGTACACCACAGGTTGGAGACGTGGTTACGGTTAATGTATCGTCCGATCCCCCTTCGCCACCACTTCCCTATACACAATTCACTTATACATTTGGAGCGGGTAATACGATAGCAAATATGATTACAGCTATTGTTGCGGCTGTAAATGCTGGCGGTAATTTTACGGCAACTTCGGTAACCTATAACGGGTATCCCGGGTTTACTATAAGAAAACTTACAACCTTTTATATATACGGAAGCTCAGAGCTTACCCTTGAATCTTTAGGCACGATTTCCCCCTACACCTTCTCATTCAACGAACCAAGGAATGGATATACTTCGTTTTTCGGATACCACCCAGAATGGCTTGATAACGCACAAGAGATAATCTATAGCTGGAAGGATGGAGAATTGTATAAGCACGATAACACAACTGATTATTGCGAGTTTTATGGCACGCAAGATGACGCCTATTTAACAGTAGTGTTTAATTCAGCTCTTCACGCAAAGAAATCTTGGAATAGCTTAATGGAAATAGCCAATACTACTTGGGTAGTGCCAAATATGTATACGAATACTTATAGCTACGGCACCACAAAACAAGTTAGTAGCCTCGTAGATGCGGAGTTTACCTTACTTGAGGGCAACCCTTCAGCGGCCATAAAAAGGGACGCCAATTCATCAGGAGGTAAAATAAATGGGAACTTTATGAAAGGCAACTATTTGGTTGTAAAATTTCAAAAAACAAATGCAAATAATTTGGTAAATTTGGCAGAGGTTTCAGCCAGATTTACTGATAGCCCTTTGACTGTTAAATAAATGAATGCAGGATTATCCATAAAAGAAATTGATTTTAATAGTTTGCCTCAATATATTAAATGTGCTTGGGAGGGCGACAATTATTTGCCTGTTTTTTATGATAAGGCTATTGAAGACAAATCTCTTGAAAATATGATTAACGATACAAGGGGTAAAATTGAAGCGCTTTCTAAAATGCACGATGGGGTTAAAATACTTGGAATTGAGTATCAAGAAAAGATTGTGGGTTTTATCGTTTTAAACGATAAACTTAATTATTTGTACAGCTTCGGGGTTAATACTTGTTTTAGAAAAAAAGATATTTTAGAAGAAGTTTTTTCTTACATAAAAAATAAACTTAAAACCTTTTTCTGTTTATTAAATAAATACAATAATAGAGCAATATCTTGGTTAAAAAAATGCGGGATGACAGAGCATCCAAAACTTAGCCCGAATCAAGACATTACTTACTTAAAATATGATTTATGCCAGTAACATTAGCAACTATAGCAGCCGTAGCAGGCGGAGCAAAATTAATTGGCGGTGGTATTCAGGCTGCTACGAGTGGACAAAAGAAAGCCGAAAGAGCTTTAGAGAAATCTATTGAGGCGATACCAGAGTACACAATGAGTCCAAGTATTCTGCAGTATTATGAGCAGGCCAAACAGCGTTATGGGGTTTCTCCAACTCAGACCGCAATGTACAAGCGTCAGATGCAAAACATTCAGCGTGCTGGAGCAACAGGTCTTGCTGGTCTTCGCAGCTCAAGGGAAAGAATAGGTGGAGTTCCTTCTATAATTAGAGGATTGACTGACGCTTCATTGGGAGCTGAAGTTGCAGGAGAGCAAGAGCAAGCGCGTCGTTTTGGACAATTCGGTTCGGCTACCCAAATGAAAGCAGGGCAAGAAGCTGCAGTAGAGCAAAGAAAATTGGCTAAACAGTACCAAAGAATTAGCGCAGCGCAAGCAAAGGCCGCTGGTAGAGCTGCTGTAAAAAGAGCAGGGCTTACAAACATTTTTGGAGGCCTTACAGATGTAGCGAAAGCAGGAATGTCTCAAGCAGAGGGGGTTTAATAAAACACATTAATAACAATGGTTCCAATTTCACCACAAGTATATAGCGCAGAAGCGGTAGTCTTTGACACAAAGCCGCTTTTTGACTATGCACAAAAATTAGAGGAGAGAAGAGCTAAGCGCGCGCTTGCTGAACAAGAGGCTGTTGAAAATTATTTAAAAGAGCTTCCTAAGTCTATAAATCCTGCCGGTATGGCTGTTAATGATATACCTGATTTTTTGGCAATGCAAAAAGAATTTAGGCAATTATCAAACAAATACAAAAGCACTAAAAATCCATTAGATAAAATTGCTGTAGAAAACAAGGCTGATGAAATGCTTTTACACGTTAGCAAAAGCAAGGACAAGGTAAAGAAGAGCGAGCAACCCACAGCTACTTTAGCTGATCCTAATAAAAAGGGGAAAGTTGATTTTACTAAACTTTCATCAGCGTTAGATTTTCACAATTTGCCAATTAAAGATCCTAATAGAAAAGAAATAACTTCCCTTTCGCCTTACTTCTTCCCCGAACAATATGATGAAGTTTCTACATTTAACCAAGCTGCAAAGGGGGTTGATAAATCTCAATTTCCAACAACTATTGTTGGTAAGGATAAAATTATACCAATAGCATACGGAGATGATGCAATCCGTTTAATAGGCGAAAATTATGTTAAGCTTGTTTCTATAAATCCTGAAGCGGTAAGCTACTATACTGGAAAATTAAAAAATCTACCCTCCGATAAAATTGCGGAAGCTGTAGCGAGGGTTAAAAAATACTATCCGAAATTAGATATAGATGATGATAGCCCATCATTAATTATGCTGTCTGATGCAATATCAACAGCGGAAAAGGTAAAATCTCAAGACATACAAAACGCGCCAAGGATATCTGTATCAACAGGGGGTGTTTCCGAAAAAGCGCCTCTTGACTTTTATAGTCAATTGCTTAGTGCTTGGAAGCCGTATAAAATTGCTACGCAACCATACGAATTTGAAAAAGGAAGAAAAGGATTGCCTCTTAATAAAATTGAAAACGCAGATCTTCAGTCTTTATTAATTCAAAAGGCTGAAAAATTAAGGCCTGATATTAAAACATTTAGTCAAAAAAATATTTACTTAAAAAGATTTCCAGACTACTCTATTCATTTAATACATATAAGAGGGGAAAAGGATATTGATTTAGGCAAAATCAGTAAAACTGATGTGAATATACCGCTTCAGCCATCAAGTGGTTTACGAGTACAAGCTGGTATGGAAGCGGAGTTGCCTGAAATGACGCCTCAAAAAGAAAAAGAACCTTCTTATCTTATAAAAGGCAAGACTTATAAGCAATCTCAGCTATTGAGTATGTATACGCAAGATCAAATAAATGAAGCTTTAAAAGCAGGGACGGTAAAAATAAAAAAATAATGGTACCACAAAAAGATCCGCTCGGAATACTTGGAGGACAGCCAAAAGAAAAAAAGCAGGCTGATCCTCTTGGTATTTTAAAAAAAAAAGAGGATTCAGAAGTCGGCTTAGAGATTGGTGGAGAAGGTGGTACTTCCGTTCCCCGATTGGATTCAGAAAAACCTATTAAAGGATTTGAAGGTTTGAAACCAGCAAAGGTTCAGCCTGTAGAATTTAAGGAGCCGAGTGTTGGGGAAGATACGGTACTCACAAGAAAATTAGCAAAAGCGCAAAAGCCCGCTATTGCCACTACGGAAGTAAGACTTCCCGCAGCACCAAAAGTAGTAGCGGAAGAAAGAGCTGCCGAAAGAGCGCTTGCTCCTAAGATTGAAAAGCCAACAGAAACAGAAGGACAGAGCTGGCTATCTAATACGGTTTCCGCACTTGATAGAGGGTTTTATAAAAATCTTATTGGCAATCCTGTAAAAGGCTTGGCTACTGTTATCCAGTATGGAACAGAAGCGATGACAGGCGGAAGAGTTAAGGAAGGCCCAGTTAGTGACGCTTTAATGAGATTTGGGAATTGGTTTAATAATGCTATTGACGAAGTAGCTCCGCAAGATCCAGAATTTAAAAATAGTTTATCTGACCAATTTGCTCAAGCGCTTGGTCAGGTAGGTTCGGTTGTACTCACGGGAGGATTTGGAGCCGGGGGAAGAGGTGCTGCAATAGCGGAACAGGTTATCCCAAAAACAGGCAAACTTGCTTCTGTTGTTGCCGCCACGAAGGCTGGCGGAAAAGAATTAGTATCTGAGATGGCAAGTCCGGCAGCAATAAGCGCAGGGCTTACTATGGGACAGTCTGAATTTGAAAGAGCAAAACAAGCGGGCGCAAGTGATGACCAAGCTTTTGAGGCTTTTTATAAAAATGCAGCTGTAGGTTCTATTCTTGAAAAGATACCCGTAATGCAGTTCTTTAAAAGGCTTAATAACTCAACCCAAGGCGGCGTAGTAAACTATCTCAAAACTAAAGGGGTTGCTGGTCTTACGGGGGGAACTGAAGAAATGACTACTGAGGTCTTGCAGCAGCTTTATGCCAATAAAACAGCACAGGATATTTACAATGTCAACCAAGATATATTTGAAGGGCTTACCGAATCAGGCGGGATTGGTTTTGGAGTTGGTTTCTTGCTCAATGCTATGGGAGCAAGAGCTAAGGTATTAAGGAATGAAGGAAAGGAGGCGGAAGCAAAAGTTGTAGAGGATCAAGCAAAAGAGTTCGAATCAAGGGCGTCTAAGGGCGCTGCCGCAGAGCCAGAAGTTCCCCCAACACCAGCCGCTCCTGTTGTTACCGAAGAAGTTAAAGCCGAAGAAGTTGTAACGCCAGCGGTTCCTCAAACTGAAGAAACGCTAAATAAGTATTTATCAACTTTTAAGAGAAGATTGGCAGAGCGTAAAAAAGAATTAAAAGAGCAAGGCGTTACAGATGTAGAGGCTGACCAACAGGTAAAAAATATAGAGGCTAAAATAGAAAATACGCAAGAGAGTATTTTTAAGTTAGGGGAAGTAGCGCCGCCTGCAGAAGAGGTGCGAATTACTCAGCCAGCACCAGAAGTTCCCGCAGCACCCATACAAGAATTAAAGGAAGGCCAACAAGTTCAATTTAATTTAGCATCAAATCAAGGCCAAAAAACTGGAACCAAGGTAACTGTACCCGGATACGAAGATGTTGATTTTGTAGCAGTACAAGACGGGTTTAATTATGATATCTACGAGCTTGCTTCTGGATTGAAGGTAACTCCAACAGCTTCTTTTTCTGTAGATGACGCTATATCTCAAACAGCAGTCGCGCTGGCTTCCAAGGGAATCACAAGCGAGAAACTACTTTCCAAGATATATAGCTCGGAAAAGGATATAAAAAAACTGAAAGTAAACGAAAGCCCTGCTATTCAAAGATTTAAGGAAAAGAAAATCGCTGAAGAAGAAAAAATTCCTTTTATTCATACAGAAGAAGAGAGACAAAGGCTTTTTGAAATTGCCAAAGAGGCTAAAGAAAAAGGATTGTCTAATGCGGAAGGAATGATATTGAGCGCAGCAAATATTAAAAGTGGCGTCAAATTGCCTTTAGAAAGGGCAAAGAGTATTGTTGATGCCGCAGAAAAAAATAAAAAATTAAAAGACTTAGAAGAGCAACAAAAACCATACCCAGAGGAAGAGATAGTAAAAAGAGAAGATACGGAAGAGGATTTTAAGCAACAAATAAACAACGAGTATAAGTCCGATAAATACGACACTATCCCTCAGGATATAAAGGATAAAGCCTATGATGCTCACAAAAAATTAATGCAAATAGCAAATAAGTATGGCTATTATCCAAAATCGGTAAAAGAGTTGAAGGCAGATCCAGTTATAGCTTTAAGCATTTATTTAAGAGCTGCTGGGGCTAAAAAGGTCGAAACGAGAGCGGAAAGAATTAGCGAAGCGGAAAAATTAATCGATGAAACAATAGAAGGGGTTAACAAAATATACAATAAAGAGTTTCCGAAAGAGGCAGAAGTTTCTGAAGATCCCTATTACGCATATTATAAAGAAGGGTTGCCCACTTACAATATTGATGAATTTAGAAAAAATCCAGATATACTAAAATCCGATGAAGCGTATCATTCAATAAAATACCCAAATAGCTTCGTTGGCTTATATACAGATAGGAGTTTAATTGCATTAGAAAATAAAATAACTCCAGAATCTATAAAATTAGGGGATGAAGTATCTATTTCAGGCAAAAAATATGCAGTTGAAAGTATAGATAGAATAAAAAAAGATAGAGATTCTTTGCATTTGTTAAGAATAGATGATAAGGGTAATTTTTTAAGACAAAGAGATTTGCCTAAAAAGGAAAGGGAGGCTGAAGAGGTTGACGAGATTGAAGAAGAGGAATTACCATTTGGTGAAGAAAAAGAGGTAAAAGTAAAAAAGAAAAGAGAAATAACCGACACAAAGAGAAGAGCTTTAAACTTGGAAATTACAGACAATCCAAGAGGGGAGGTTATGCAGTATTTTTTATCTGGCGGTAAAATAAGCCCAGAAGCTCTTCAAGAATTATTTGAATCAAAGAAGCAAGGGTATCGCTGGAAGAGACTTAATTCTGAAGAAAGAAAATTAAAAAGGTCTCTAACAAAGGATGGCTCTCCGAGGATAGAAGAACTTGCTGAAAGTATTGCAGGGACAGATAGGCTTGACCAAACCCAAGATTATAGAAATGCCATTGAGGAAGTTATTTTAGACCACGATAAGGTGGATACAATGGCTGAAGAGCTTGTTAATGATTTTGACGTTGAGTATAATGCAATGCTAAAAGAGCAAGAGCTTGCAGAGATTGGGGGCGAGATTAACAATCAAATAAAAGATTTTGTAGCAGGACTTCCCCAAGCACAAAAACAAGAAATATTAGATGTCCTTGATACGATTAGATTAGAAGATGGCAACATAGATTGGGATACCATAGAAAAAGAATTGGGTATTATAGATCCGTTTTCTGAACCCGTTATTCAAAGACTTTCCGAAAAATCACAAAAAATATTACAAGATGCAATCCAACAGTTTAAAGAAACAGGCCGAATTAGCCGTTTTCGTGGCGAAGTTGTACTTAGCCCAGAAGAAATCAGAGCAGGAGACGCAGCCAGAGGACTTGCCGAAAAACTCAGAGCAGGAAAAATCTCCAAAAAAGGATTCCGAGCTTCTACAGGATTTGATGTAGTCTTTGATGCCGCTATTGAGGTTGTTGCTACCGCGCTTGAGGCTGGTGCGTCAATAGCTGATGCCATAGAGAGTGGATTGAAATATATCAGAAATACAGATTGGTATAAGAGCATACCAGATAAAGAGGCATTTGAGGATAAATTCAAAAATTTATTAAACGAAGAATATGCCATTCAAGAGTCTACAGCAGGTGAGGTACCTGTACAGCCAGAAGCCGGAGTTAGCGAAGAAGTGGAGGCAGGAGTTCCCCCAACAAGACCTCCAAAAGCTCCCGAAAAAGGTGAAGGTGAAGGTCGTAAAGAAGAAAGGAGATTCACGGAAAGGTTAATTGAAACGCCCGGACTTTTATCGGCTATAAAAAAGGGAGTAGCTCCAACTTTAGAGTATATAAGGCAAACTAATGCTATGACTGTTCAGGAAGCTGAGCAGATAATTAATGTGTTAGGGGAAGATAAGGCGTATAGTGCAATGAAGAGCGAGGATACCAAAGGAGCGGTTAGGGTGGTGCTTGGTCAGGTTCTTATAAAGAGATACAACAAGCTTGCAAAAGAGGCCAAGACTAAAGAAGAAAAAGATTTGTACATTGATACAACTATAGATATTGCGGAATATGTAACAGTAAAACTTGCAACAGAAGCGGGACAAACTATACAGGCGTTTTCTTTATGGGATAAATTAACTCCTGAAGCCCAGCTTGTATTTGCTGCGCGGCAAAAAGGTAGGTCTGCAAGAAAAAACATAAATAAAGCAAAAAAAGATGTTGATGTAATTAAAGAAAAATTTGATAAAGCCAACGAGGAAGCTGTTAAAGAGATACTAAAAACTGAAGAAGTATCCAATACCATAAAAAAAGACTCACAAGAAGGAATCCAAAAAGCAAAAAATAGAGCAGCCAAAGCAAGACAAAAAAGAGCTGATATTATTAACAAATACAAGGGGAAAGGCGGTATCACCTTTACTACTGGCGGATTAACTAAAGAAGGGATTGAGTTTGTTGGGGAAGTTGCGGTTACCTACATTGAAGAAGGGTTAGCCGAAGTTCAAGTTATCGTAGAAAAAGTTCTTGCTGATATAAAAAGTATTTCAGGCAAAGAGCCAAGCGAAACTGTAAAAAGAGAAGTTTTTGAGATTGCAGACAAAGAGCTTGCGAAGGCTGATATAGATATGGTAAAATCCGTGAAGGACAAAAAGATGAGGATTGACGAGATTGCCATTCAGCATTTTACTTCTAAAGAGAAGGTCAAAAAAGAGTTGGCCCAAAAGTTTATGGATCAAGCGGATATGAGTGAAAGCAATGCTGAAGCTCTTGCTAAACGCTTTGAAGAAGCCTTTGATAGAGTTGTTAGCAGAAAGAAGGCTGAGATACTATCAAAAAATAAAAAAAGATTTGAAAGGGTTAGAAAAGCGGTAAACGAACAAGCTGCTATAAAAGCTGAACCCAAAACTTTGCAGGATGAGATTATAAAATACTCGAATCTTGGAGCCTTTAATACCGAAGATATGCTTGATTATCTTTCGGATAAATTTAAGCTTGGCCAATTAACCAAAGAGCAGGCAGCTAAAATCAAGGAACTTGCTGAAAAAATACAGACCGCTCCCGAAGGAACTCCAAAAAGAGAGGCTACTGAAGATTTATTGGCGTATCAAGCAAATTTAAACGGCGGAAATTGGGGAGAAGTGGCTCAAGGAATTTGGTATGCTAATATCCTTTCTGGTTATAGGACACACGAAAAAAACGTAGTGTCTACCTTTATTAACTCTTGGGTTGATCTTGGTGCCGAAATGATAGCAGATCCAAAGTCTGCCCCTTATTTAATTGCAGGGTATATACAAGGAGTTAAAAAAAGAGGGTTACTTGAGGCAGGGAGAACGCTTGCAACTGGGCGTTCCCCTATTCACGTTGCCAAAATTGAGGTGCCAGATATTCTTGAAAGAAAAACATTTATTGGCGGAGGATATAATCCAGCGAATTGGTTTAAATACGTATCCAGAACAATGAAGGCCGAGGACGTTCTTTCTTTTCAGGGATTAAAAGAAGCAAGATCGTATCAGCTCGCAAGAAAAGAAGCGTCAAAGCTTGGTTTTAATACTTGGTCTGGAAGCGGATGGAAAAAGGTTAACGAACTTCTTTTCAATACAACGGAAAGATACGAAATAGCGGTAGCGCAAGCAGAATCAGAAGGGCTTAAGCCGAATACAAAAAATTGGAAAAGAAGAGTATATGAATTGATGGAAAATAGTAGGCCTACTCAAATGACCGAGGATGCTTACAATTTTGCAGCGCACGGCACCTTTAACTACGAATCCGATGGAACGCTGGGAGCTTTTACAAATGCTGTTTCGAAAGCGCTTGATGTAAAGGTTGGTGGCGTTCAACCCGGTCGTTTTGTGGTTCCATTTACCCGTATTATTACTAATGTGGTAAATAATGCTTTAGACTATAGCCCTGTGGGTTTAATAAGAGTTGCCAAAGGCGCAAGAGGATTTAAGTCCTTTGACGAAATAAGTCTTACAAAAGGCGCTTACAAGCCATTTACACCAGAGCAAAGGAGAATTGTGGCCGTTAAAGCCGCTATAGGAATTTCTTTTGCTGCTATGTTTCAATATATGGCAGAAACGGGACAGATACAAATATCTGGAGAAGGGCCAGAGGATGAAAAAAAGAAAGCGCAATTAAGAGAAAGCGGGTGGCAGGCTTATTCAATTAAGATTGGAGATAAATGGTACTCTTATCAATTGACTCCGCTTGCTTTGGTGCTTGGTATGCTTGGGAACTTTAACGATGCTGCGAAGTATGGCAAGGACGATGAACAGACTTTATTAAGAAGATTAAATGTGGCCGCACTAAAGTTTGGGGGTATGATTGCAGATATGACGTGGATTAATTCTGCGGGAACATTTTTGGGATCATTTGTAGAGCCTAAGATTTCTGAACAACAAAGAAGCGTAGAAAAAGCCTTAAGCGGGATGGCGAGAGGATTTGTTCCTTTTTCTCAAATGACTTCACAGGCAACGCAAGCTTATAATAGTATATTCCAAGTGCCTGCAAAACAGGTAAATAACTCTTGGGAGGCTTTATATCAGGATTTACCGATAGCCAGAAATTCCCTCAACGATAAAATAAATGCCCTCGGAGAACCCGTAATAAAAGATATTGATATTATGGTGTCGCGGGAAAAAGCTGATCCAGTCTGGAAGTTCTTAACCGAAAAGCAAGGGTGGGTAGCTCCTTTAAGCAAAAAAACAGTATTTGTCTTTGACGAAAGATTAAGGCAGGACAGACCTTTAACGGATAATGAATTTTATGAATTATCTAAATTAAGGGGTTCTATAATTAAAGAAAATATAAAAAAGATTTTAACTGAAGCCTACCCCGTATTAAGAGATGGCGTAAAAACTTATGTCTTGGGAGAAGATATGACTTCAGCAGAATTAAATAAAATACTATCTAAGATAATAGAACCGATGGCTACGAAAGAAGCGAAAGCAAGAATATTTGGGGTTAATTACTCCGAAATGGAAAAGGACGAACTGGATGCGGAAATAAATGAATTAGAAAAAGAATATTGGGGCTTAAATGATAACTAACCATATCTTCCCAAGCAAAATTTTAGTAACTTTGATTAACAATTTAACATATTAAGAGATGCCGTTAACACCTAATTTTAGCACCTCACAACAGGCAGGACTTCCCTCTAACGTAATAATCACAGATACCTCTACTGGATCTGATGGAGCAATAGTAGCGAGAAGAGTTTTTTTGGTTAATTATGCGGGGGAATATGTGGTAGCCGATGGGACAACTACAAACTATACGCCGTGGCCGCTTGCGCAAAGCTCTATCTCAATAGATTGTCTTACCCAAGACACAGCCTTAACGGTAACCGTAAACTGGGTTGACGCAGGAGGCGTAACGCTTTATACCAAGACAACGCTTGCTGGTTTCACGCTATACAATGAAACATTTTATTACTCTTTAACACAAGGACAAGCTGCTGTAGGAAACCCTTCTTATATCTTGCAAGACAATGCGTACTTTCAGAACAAAAGCAAGCTTCGTTGTCTAATAGATTCAGGAAATAACGCTGTAACACTTGGTTATGATATTACATCAGCTCAAGAGTGTTACGACCTTGCAACGTATATGGTAACAAATCAAAATTTATACTTCTAAAGATGGCCCTGACAGTTGCACAAATTTTAGATATTGCTCGCATATCTCAATATATCGCAACACTTGATATTGAGAAGGGTAAGTTCTTTGGCAGAAGGATAGCTCCAGAGACGCCGCAAATTCTTTATAATGAAAGAAAAGCGGTAGAGTGGCAATATAATTTAGATCCTGCCGACACTTCCCTGACAGAAACATCAAACTATCTGTACTCTCTTTGTCGCGGCTATAACCTACAGGCTCAACAAATATCAGGAACAGGCGGTACTATCAGTCCCGTTAATCCTTCTCAAATACCAAGCCCATACGACTTTGAGGTAACAGCATCTTCCATAGTCCCTGCTGGGGCTACTAATGCTACCCTATCTGCTTTTATAGGATTCAATCTTTTATTTGTAAGAAATGGTATTCCTCAAAGCACTCTTAATATAGGAGGCAACTCTTATTATTCTTGGAATAAGAATTTAGGATTATTAACTATATCACCCGCAGCAATTGCTGGAGAACAATTTCAATTATATCCCGTTTAAATAAATAGAAAAGTTATGATGAAGAAGATTTTTGCCTTGGTGCTTTTATTAGTGCTGGGGAAGTTGTCGTATGCGCAGTATCCAATCACTCAAACACTCGGAAGTGACAGCACTATTGTAATCTCTAAAGGAGCGTTACAGAGTCGCTTAATCAATGTGACGTATACCGATACGACCGCTGCAAATCTACAAAGGATTCGTCAGTACCCCGGAGCGCAAATTGCAACAACAACGGGAGGCATTAATCTTTGGGTTAGAAATGCTACGGCTACGGGATGGCTTCCTATTAATACAGGTTCAGGTAACAACATATATACAATTGATGGAACTTTAACGGGTAATCGTACCTTATCTGGTAACGGAGGATATTCTTTAACATTTACAGGCCTTTCTCAATTTTTACTTTCAGTAGGCAACCAAACTTTTACAGTAAGAAGTGATAGCGCTTCTTTAACAAGAAAACTTTCTTATGCAAGTAACAGGGGTAGTACGTTTACTCTATATTCTTTAGTAGATAAAAATTATGTAGATAGTGCTATCGCGTCTTCCCCCGCGGGAACAGTAACTCAAATAAATACTAATAATAACACAGGCATAACAGGTGGGCCTATTACGTCTACGGGAACTCTTGCCATAGACACCTTACTTATTTCAACAAGAGCGTGGCGTCAAAAAGGAGTAGATTCTCTGCAAGCAAATATTAATCTCAAGCTTAATATTGTAGACACTACGGGGATGCTTGCTAACTATGTCAATAGTGTAGGATATGGTCTGGGGAAGACGAGCCAGACGGTCTATGTAGACTCCGCATCATTATCTAATTATTACTTACGCAGAAAAGATTCTTTAACAACTACCAATCCGCTTGGGTATGTAACTAAAAAAGTTTTAGCCGATACCGCAGCGGCTATCCGTTCATCTGACTTAGGCGGTACAGTTACTTCTGTTGCAACTAATAACGGAACGGGTATTACAGGTGGCACTATAACGACTTCGGGAACTCTTGCTATTGATACTACGATTATTTCTACAAGGGCTTGGCGGCAAAAGGGGGTGGACTCCTTGCAGGCCAATATTAACCTTAAGCTTAATATTTCGGATACGGCCTCAATGCTGAACCCCTATCTTAGAAAGGTAGACACAGCTTCCCTGAGCAATCGCATCAATCAAAAGCTTAATATTTCGGATACAGCCTCAATGCTATCTCCTTATTTAAGAAGCAATACGGCTGCTGCAACGTATGTTCCCCAGACACGCACCTTAACTATTAACGGCACTACACAAGATTTATCAGCTAACAGAACCTACAATGTGGGAACTGTAACTTCTGTAGGTCTTACTATGCCCGCAGCTTTCAATGTGGCTAATAGCCCCGTCACAGGCTCAGGAACGCTTGCTGTAACAGGAGCTGGACTTGCTTCTCAATACATTCGTGGGGATGGAACGCTTGCTAATTTTCCCGGTGGTGGGGGCGGTGGGGGAAGTTCTGTCTCTTACTACCTAAACGGAAGCGTAAACCAAGGAACCTTTGTTGGCAATACTTATTACCAAATGAGTAAAACGCCAAATACGGGAGCAAGTGCAAACTTTACTATTGGGGCTGACGGATATATTACTCAGTTTATTACCGATGCGGGAGATCCTTCCCTTCTCAATATCCCTGCAGGAAACTGGAACTTTGAATTGTATTTTAGTGCTTCGAGTGCGGGGGGAAATCCTCAGTTCTATGTAGAACTTTATAAATACAACGGGACGTCATTTACCCTTATTTCTTCGGGTTCGGCTTCTCCTGAATCCATCACAGGAGGAACTGTAAAAGACCTTTATTTAAGCTCTCTTGCCGTTCCCGCGACTTCCCTGACACTCACAGACAGACTTGCTGTAAGGGTTTATATAATACACGATGGCAGAACTATCACCCTCTATACAGAAGATAATAATCTCTGTCAAATCATTACCACCTTTACTACAGGCATTACAGCCTTAAATAGTTTAACGGCACAGGTTCAGTATTTAACTACGGGAACAAGTGGTACTGACTTTAACATATCTTCCCTCACAGACACACACACCTTTAATCTTCCTGTAGCATCAGCTACCAACACAGGAAAGCTATCAAGTACAGACTGGTCAACCTTTAATAATAAGGTTGGGGGAACACTTCTTAACGGCTATCTTACTAAGGCAACAGGAACCAATACGATAGACACTTCACAGCTTTTTCAAAGCTCAGGGCTGATTGGCATAGGCACAACTTCCCCGACACAAAAATTACAAGTTAGTGGTAACGCTTTTGTAAATGGTCAGCTATTCGCAGGAGATACCGCTTTAAGTGTTTACCAAGTAGAGGGTATTTTAACAACCCCTTATGTACTTGGAAGAAAGGCGGTGAACAATACTATTTCAACAGAAGCAAGACCTACGGGTATTCAGGGCCACGTAGTAGGAAGAGGCTCTATTGCCAACCGCTTACAAGGGGGTACTTTTTATGCTACTACCGATAGCGCAAGTACGGCCAACTCAACAGGATCACTTCGCGCAACAACTTCTTGGACAGCCCATAACGGATCGGGTACACTTGCAAATGCTTGGGGAAGTTATAACATAGTATCTAACAAGACCACAGGTACAATTACCAATGCTTATGGTTCCGTGTCAGGAGTAGAAAATAGAGGGGCTACAAGCACTATCAATAAGCTTCACGGAACTACTACCGAAGTTTGGAATAATTATGGCGGAACAATAGACACAGCTTTTGGTCAAGTAATTAGTATTTACAATAACAATGCGGCTTCCAATATCGGGGCGGTATACGGCCTTTCAATAGGTAAAGGTCTTATTACTCCAACAGGAGGGACGCACTACTGGAGAAATTCAGGCACTATCGGAACTTCTTACGGACTTTATTTAGATTCTTCTATTGATGTAGGAACAACTAAATACTCCGTATTTTCTAATTCAAACGCGAACTCGTATTTCAAGGGTAAGCTTGGTATTGGTACTACAAGTCCAGATTCAGCTTTTCAGGTAGCGACAGGAGCTTTATTTCAGCGGGGAATTCGAGCCTCAGGACTTCCCCAAGCACCCGGAACCAAGGCTTTACGCATAGACGCTGCAGGAACTATTAGCTATGCTGATACTCTTATAGACGCAGGTGGAACTGTTACTTCAGTAGCTACCAATAATGGAACAGGGATCACAGGAGGAACTATTACAACCACAGGAACCCTTGCAATAGATACTTTAAGAATTTCCACAAGAGCGTGGAGACAAAAGGGAATAGATAGTGTACAAGCAAATCTAACTGCTGGCCTTGCTACAAAACTTAATATCTCTGATACAGCCTCAATGCTTAGCCCTTATCTTAGATCAAATGTGGCTTCAGCGACATATGTTCCCCAAACACGAACAATTACAATAAATGGCACTTCCCAAGACTTATCAGCCAATAGAACTTATAATGTGGGTACGGTAACAAGTGTGGCCACCAATACAGGCACAGGTATCACGGGAGGAACTATAACTACTTCAGGGACTATTGCTGCTGATACTTTACTTTTAAGCACAAGAGCTTGGAGACAAAAAGGGATAGATTCTGTGGCATCTTTAATCAATACAAGAATATCAGGTACTACTAACTACATACCCAAGTTTACTTCAAGTAGTGCAGTTGGAAATAGTAATTTGTATGATGCTTCGGGAAGTGTTTTAATTGGTAAAACAAGTAGTGATGCGAATAATTGGCTGTTACAACTTTACTCAACTTCTGGAACACAATCTGGTGTTCAGTTAACTTATGGTGGAGTAGGTTCTGCTGGTATTTGGGAAAATTCATCAGGTGCTTTAGTTTTTGGTAATGATGGAGCATCGGGAACTACCGAGAGAATGCGACTCACTTCGGCTGGTTCACTTGGTATTGGTACTTCAAGCCCAGCATATAAATTAGATGTCATAGATAGCGGAACACCAACTACAGCAAGTGCAGGAACAGTAGCAAGATTCGTAGCCGCAGGTGGTAGTGGATTTGATGCTTTAATCGGTATTGTAGGGGGAACAGGTGGTCGCTCAATGATAGATTTTGGAGATACCGATGCTTCATCTATTGGAAGATTAGGCTATGACCATACTACAAACTTTATGTTTTTCCAAACTAATGGTTCAGAGCGTATGCGATTAGATGCCTCTGGTAACTTGGGATTGGGAACTTCTAACCCACTTAATTTACTTCACATATCACAAGCATCTGCAAATACAATTTTTAGATTAGGTAATAATGCAGCATACGACCAATTTATATACTTTAATGGTGGTAATGATTGGTCATTAGGTATGGATTATTCTAATTCTAATGCTTTTGTATTATCCAATGCTTCATCTATTGGTACTAATGATAGATTAGTAGTTACAACATCAGGCAATCTTGGTTTAGGAATTTCAAATCCTGCATATAAGTTTCAAGCAGTAGCAGATAATTCTTATAGTACACTTGTAATAGCAGCTTCTTCTCAAAATGGTAATGTAACAGGTGGATTGACTTTTGGTGGAATTTACAATAGTGATAATCTTAACTTTTATTCGGGTGGTTCTTTTACTACAAAAATGGTATTGAATACATCAGGCAATCTTGGTTTAGGAGTAACACCAAGTGCGTGGTCGAATTTTACAGGATTGCAAGTTGGTGAAACAGGTTCATTTGCTTCTAATGATTTTGGTAGTGGTAATATTCAAACATTTATAGGAAATAATGTTTATTATGATGCAGTAGGTTTTAAATACATACAAGCTGGTTCTGCAAGAATGCTTCGTATGACATCTGATAATTTTAATTGGGAAATTGCAGGTAGCGGAAGTGCTAATGGAGTCATCTCCTTTACACAAGCTATGACCTTGGATGCTTCGGGAAATCTTGGTATTGGATTAACAAGTAGCTTCAGAGGTAAAATTGATGTAGGTGGTTTAGCAGTTGTAGGAAATGGTGCTTCGGGTGTTTCTACTGAAGCAATAAGATTTTCAAGAAGTGGAGATGATTATAGATATCAATCAATTTTTACTACAAGTGGGGGAAGTGCTGCTGCTAATTTAATGCAGTTTAATTTACATAATAATTCTACCGCGACTTCCCAAACAACAGTAATGACATTAAGAGGGGATGGCAATGTAGGTATAGGTACGACTTCCCCGACAGGAAAATTAACCATTTCTCAAAATAATAGTGGTGGAGTAGCTGCATTAACCTTTACTGAAGATGAAAGTACAATTCAAGGGCCAAGTTCTAATACTAAAATTTTATTAGGTGGTAATCTTTCATTAAATGCTGCAAGTACTTGGATAGCAGGTACTAATGGCTCCGAGCGAATGAGAATAACAAGTGGGGGTTTATTGTTAGTAAACGGAACTACAAACTATTATAACTACCAAGCACAAGTGAACGGTGCTATTTATAGCTATTCATCTGCACAAGATAGGGGTATTGTAATTTACCCAATACAAAGTACTCCAAACATTCAAGGTGTTATTCCAAGTAGTGGTAATGTTGGTAATATAGCATTGAACGCAAGTGGGGGCAACGTAGGTATAGGAACTACGAGTCCGGGTGAAAAATTAGAAATATACGGTTCTGCTGTGGCAACATCAAATTTTACAGCGCTAAAACTTACCAATGGTTCAGATGGTGGATTGAAGATACTGTTCGCAAATGCAGTTTCATCAGAGTTGGCATCAATAGTAGCAGGTGTGACAAGTGCAGGAGCAGGTACAGATGATGGAACTTTAATATTTTCTACCGCTACTAATGCCGTGTCTTCCGAGCGAATGAGAATAACAAGTGGGGGGAATGTAGGTATAGGTACGACTTCCCCCAACACTAATTTAGAAGTTTATCAAACAGGAACTGCTGGTAATAATTATGTTGAGGGAACTGTTAAAGTAGGTGGTTCTACTTCAAGTTTAGGTGCTGCTTTGAGTTATGCTTCACAAAATTCTGGTTATGTTTCTATATCAAATCTAAATAATAGCGGTGGAGCAAATTCAAGAATAAATTTTGGTTTTGGAGCAGTTACAAGTGGTAGTCCTGCTAATACCATAATGACAATAAATCAAAGTGGCAATGTAGGTATAGGTACAACTTCGCCTCTTGCTATATTAGATATCTATCAATCAGGACAGCCACAAGTTCGTGTTAGGGGAAGTGCAGGTGCAAATCATTTATATCAAGATGCAACTACAGGTACTACAACAAGTGATGGATTATTTGTGGGAATTGGAAGTGACCAAATAGCTTACATATATCATTATGAAAATCAACCTTTGATTTTTGCTACTAATAATGCCGAGCGAATGAGAATAACCTCATCTGGAGAACTATTAATAAACACTACATCAGATGCAGGTGACTATAAGCTACAAGTGAATGGGAATGCTTATTTTGGAGGAAATGCTAATTATAATGCAATTGTTGTAAATAATAATTCAACAACAGGTGGAGGATATGTTGGAGTACAACAAAATGGAACTACAGCAGGATTAATTGCAGTTTCGGGTGCTTGGCTTGGTAATACTGCAAATAATATGGCCATAGTAGCTGAAGGAGGAAAACAACTCGAGTTTTATACAAATGGTAATACAGCAACAAAAGCATTAGTATTAACAACATCATATAATGCAGAATTTGCTGGCTCAATAAAAACAGCAGCCCCAAGTGGGGGAACTGCACAACCTTGGAAATTAGGATCTGCGGGGGTAACTTTAGGAGGTTCTAATCTTTCTGGGGTAGAGGTAGAAATTAACGGGACAACCTACTACCTTGTTACAGGATATCTTCCCGAACCAGAACCAGATCCAGCAGCGTTGCCAGCGAGCGGGCCTTCAGGAAGCTACAAAACATACAACAAGCCTACTCCTGTGAAGTCAGCTCAAGATGCTAAAATTCAAGCACTTGAAAGAGAGCTTGCCGAATTAAAAGAAATGGTAAAAAAATTAGCAAGTAAGTAAAGTGTCGGGGGAAGTTGTGGCAGGACTTCCCCTAACAAAATAAAAATCAATCAATTAAATAACAAAATAAAAATCAAAACAAAATGGCAATCGTTTACAACTGGATTATTGAATCCTTAGATGTGGTACCACAAGAAGATGGACTTCAAGACGTGGTATCGGTAGTTCATTGGCGCCGCAGAGGTACCGAAGTGGTTGATGGCAAAACCTATACCGCAGAAGTGTATAGCACCTACAACTGCCCATCTCCTTCCCCTACCGACTTTACGGCTTATGCGGATCTTACTCAAGCCCAAGTAGAAGGCTGGCTAAATGCAGGTCTTGATGTGCCATCAATAGACGCCAATATAGCCACTCAAATTCAACAGCAAATAACACCCCCCATAATTACACCCCCGCTCCCTTGGGCCTCTGGAGGATCTAATTAAGGGCTTGGAATTTATTTAATATTAGAGTATATTTGTTGGGGGAAGTGGTGATAGCCACTTCTTCCCTCAACACAAGAAAAACAAAACAAAAACAAATATGAAACAAGTATCATTAATTCTTTTAGCAATCTTACTTCTATCCTTCGTAGCGGAGAAATTTGTAGTCATTAGATTCAAAGAGGATCAAGTCAACTATCATTGGCAAAACTTGAACGCAATTCAGCAAGTAGTGAATCAAAGTTCACTCCCACACAATCAAGTTATTTTCATTATCCAATCAGTTGACTCCCTTAAAAAAGATATCCAAGCGAATGTAACAATAGACTCAACTTCTAAAAAATAACACGAGATGTCAGACGGAATCATCTTATTCCTCATTACCCAAACAGTAGCTTTTGTAGTTGCATTATTTAAAATCTATGTTCAGGTTACCGTAAAAATGAGGGAACTTGAACTCCGTATCCAGCAAAACGAGGAAAAAGATGATGTCATCTTTAAGAAGCTGGATAACATAGCTACTCAAATTCACGAACTCTATATTGAGATAAGTAAAAAATAAGCATTATGAGTAATTCACCCTTTGGCAAATTAAACCTACGCGACCTTATCAATGGTCTTGTAGTTGCCTTCCTCACGGCTTCACTAACAGGGCTTGTACAAATTCTTGATAGTGGTGTACTCCCTTCTCTTGCTGAACTAAAGTCAGCGGGACTTGCTGGTGTCGTAGCTTCCCTCGCATACTTAATTAAAAATTTAGTTACAAACTCCCAAGGAGAAATGGCAAAGGTAGAGCAGAGTGCTGGGGAAGATGTGGCGTAAACAAAACCTCTATGCGCTTTCTGTTTTTAATCTTTGTATTCTTAATTGGATGCAGTAGCGAAAAGCAAATTCAACGAGCTAAAAACCGCCTCAGCGCTAACCCGCTTGAGGCGGCATCGTTTTGTAGTACTCTTTATCCCAGCAAAGAAACTATTATCTATCGCGACAGTTTGACGTTAGATACCATATACCTCGAGCTTACAAGAACAGATACTATAGTAGAAAACGATACTGTTCGCATAGTCACGACTTCCCCCGCACAAGTAATAACCAAAACTCTTGTTAAGTATAAGGAAGTACAAATAGAAAACACAGCTAAAGTAGAAGAGCAAAGACAACTTTTAATAAAGTGTGAGGGAAGATATGACACTCTACAAAAGAAGTTCGAGAAGTCAGAGGCGGAAAGAAAAGCGTGGCGAAAGAAGTTTTACTGGATCATCTTTGTTATCCTTGGCTTTGCAGTAGGCTACGTTCTAAAGCAACCTACCCTTACTACAATCCTTAAAAAAACCATAAAGAACTTAAAGAAACGTGGATAGTATATCTTTAGATAGATTAAAATTACTACACCCTAAAATTAGGGATCACGTACGGGATATCTACGAAAACCAGATATGCCCTGCGCTTACTGGCGACTACATTTGCCGAATCATCTACACATACAGAAGCTTTGAAGAGCAGGCTGAAATCTACGCAAAGGGTAGAACAAAGCTCTTTGACGCACAGGGTAACAGACTTGGAATCGTTACAAAGGCGAAGCCGGGACTTTCTTACCACAATTACGCCCTCGCCTTGGACTTCTGTCTTCTAAATAAAAATGTTGTTTCGTGGGACGTTACAAGAGATTATGACAAGGACGGAAAGGCGGACTGGATGGAGGTAATTGAAATTTTTAAGCGCAACGGCTATGAATCAGGCGCGGATTGGAAGTTTCGCGACTTCCCCCACATACAAATCAAAGGCTACTCCGTAAAGGACTTGCTGGCAAAGTATCAGAAAGGAGACGTCTTTCAAGAAAACGGAATATCGTATGTCAATATATGACAAAGACAGCCATAGCAAGAAAGTACAGAGAAGAGTACGGAATAGAGATGCCTACCCTCAAGCTCGCCCGTATAATGTATGGGAAAGAGAAGCTAACCTTTAAAGACGTAGAAGAGTGTAGAACTTTTTTAAGGGCCATAGAGGGCAAATCTTGGGGCAAGAAGCCTCCCAATACCCTAAAGGTGGAAAACCGCCCTAAAAACCCTTACAATCTGCCTGAGAGCTATCAGGAGAAGCGGGAACCACTACAGCTTCCCCTAACGTGCAATAACATCTTACTAATCTCAGACCTTCACATACCCTACCACGATATAGATGCCATAACAATAGCCTTAGAGTATGGGGTGAGGGAACAAGTGAATACGATAGTCCTTCTCGGTGACGTTATGGACTTCCATAAGGCAAGTAAATTCCAGCCTGATCCGAAGAAAAGAAACATCAAGGAAGAGTTTGATGCCACCAAGCAATTTTTTAGAGTACTGCGCCACGTCTTCCCCACACAAGAAATATACTGGCTAAAGGGTAATCACGATATCCGTTATGAAAGATATCTTTTACAGAAGGCACAAGAGATATGGGACGATCCGTATTATCACCTTGAAGAAAGGCTTCAGCTAAACGAGGAAAGGATACACCTTATTGATGACAAGGTTTTGATGAAGGCTGGTAAGTTAAATATGACGCACGGCCACCACATTTTCAAGGGTATCTTTACCCCAGTATCTCCGGCCCGCGGGGCTTGGATGAAGTCAAAGGAAAACATCATAGTTGGTCACCTACACAGAAGTAGTTATCACCCCGAAGTAGATATAAATGGGCAGATAACAGCAGGTTGGAGTCTTGGTTGCCTTTGTGAATTACGCCCCGAATATAGTCCATTGATTTCCAATTCACAGCACGGGTTTGCCCACGTCTTAGTAGAACCGAATGGTCATTTTACGGTAAGAAATTATTCAATAATTAATGGTAAATTGCATTAGGTGGAAGAGATACTTGACGATATGCCCCTTAGCATTACTCCTTACGAGGATATAGCGGCCTGCGCTATGGCTATGGATTGTATATCAGATATGGATGATGCTTTGATGTCGCGGGAAGATGCGGTGCTGATAGCAGAGATAAGGCAAATGGTTTTAAAGATAGTTCACACGGGTATCAAGGAGATATACGATTCTAATTTTTATGGCGAAGACGGAGAAGATACATAAAGTTGTTCACCGAAAATTGGGCAAAGAAAAAGCTTGGGGACTCGCCGATAGTGATAAAAATACAATCGAGATTGACGAGCGGCTAACTGGCTACCGATATCTTTTGTATTTACTGCACGAACATTTCCATATAAAGCATCCAGATTGGTCAGAAACTAAAATCAGAAAGGAAAGTAGTAAGACGGCACGATTTTTGTGGAATATGGGTTTTCGCTGGGTAGATCAAACAAGAAAATGATAATAGAATTAAACGCAAACGAAGTCCTTGTAGCCACCTACATAGGATCAAGAAGAAATGCTGAAGCAAGTTTTAAGAAAAGAAAAGTAAGATTCCCTGAAAAAGTAGTGGGAGAGCTTTGGGGCTTTCACATTGAATCGGCGCACGCCGAACTGGCCGTATGCAAATACTTGGGTATTTACTGGGGCTTTGGGGTAAATACTTTTCACGTTCCTGATGTAGAAAATACTAACTTGGAAGTGAGGTGGTCGTCAGGTGCCGACTTAAAAGTAAGGCCTGATGATACGGGTATTATTGTGAGTGTTAAGGGAAAATGCCCCACCTATGAAATCAAGGGTTGGATAACGGCGGAGGATGCCAAGCAAGACAAGTGGAAATTTAACAAGGAACCTATCTGCTACTTTGTTCCGAACAGCGCCTTAAATTCCCCCGACACTTTAAAAAGTCAGCTATGAGTTTCCCTTGTACGGGTTGTGGTTGTTGTTGCAAAGTAATTGACTGGGCGGATGAGATTATTGTAAGGGATGATCCGACACACCCTTATTACTTCCCCTACACTCATAAAGAAGGCGTATGTGAAATGCTAATAGACAATAAGTGTAGCGTCTATGAAACAAGACCACTAATCTGCCGAATAGAGGACTCTGCGCCAAAGGGTTGCAATAAAATAGATTACTACAATAAAAACATAGAGGCCTGTCATCACTTAATAGACAAACTTGGGCTTGATGAAAAATGGAAGCCGGATTATATAATTGACGAGAACGAGGACTTTACTGGATTGCCTTTTTAGTGTCACGAATATTTGAAAAAAGTTGATATTATTCCCCATAGGTTTCGTTGTAGTATTGTTCTCCCGTAGTTGTTCCAAAGATAATACCATCTTTTTGGGGTATCCCATTATCGTCAATCGTAGGTTTTGCCCATCCCCTATCCCCATGCGCTTTTATTATCTGCTCCTTCTCCATTTGTTTGGCTTGTTCAATTATGGTTGTCATTACATCGTTAATTGGTAATGTAAAGGACTTTTTATATTGTTCAACCAACCATTCTACTGCTGTTTGTTGTGCCATATTATTTGTTTTTAATTAAAGTAAAGTAAATACGTGAATGACAAGGTTTACTACGATATACGATGATATGGCTAATAAAACAAAACCTAAAATATTACATTTGTGGTTTCTTTAATAAAGAGACACGCATTATCACTGCCTAAAGTATT